CATACATTAATCTGAAGCACTGTGCACGGCTGCTATCTGGGGAGCGATCTGCTTTAGGATCAGGGGCTGGTTCCGGACCAAAAGCTGCGTTTGAATGTCTGTGTGATACCACCGTCGATCGGCCGCCCCTTCCTGGCTCACCATCCGAGACATCTACAGCCGCTGCTATCGCAGCGGCTCCGCGATAGCTAGGGGTGGGCGGACCCCAAACCTTCCCACGCACCGCCCACCCCACCAGCCCGGTCCTGATCGCCATCAGGCCGGGTTTTTGTGTCCGGCCCCCACAGATTCGATTTGTATAACGACTTTGACGAATCTGAGTAACGGTCTGAGTAATCCCGTTCGAGACGATACGGACTTCGGTTGCAGCGCTGGCGCAAGCCCCCCGCAACCGGTGTGTATCCACTCTTGAACGGAAGATTTCATGTCGTCTGAACAGACCCTCGACGCCTCCGGGCGTCCCCATCTGACCCAGCGAGCCCTCGCCATCCGCTGGGGCAAGGCCGAAGCCACCATCGCGCGCTATCGCTCGGATGGTCGCGGCCCGCGATTCCTCAAAATCGGCGGCACCGTGCTTTACCGCCAGGAAGACATCGAACGGTTCGAGCGGGAGAGCCTGTATGGCAGCCCGAGCAGCCGATGCACGGAAACCGAGAGCGACACCACCATGCCCCGTCACGCCGAGGGCTCGCAAGGAGTCGCAGCATGAACCTCGTCGCACTCCAACACGCCATGCACCTTCCCCCGGCGCACTACGCCGAGGCGCCGCTGGACACGTACCGTCAGTTCATCGCCCAAGTCGAGCAGCTGCACGCGTTCACCAAGGAGGTGCGCGCATTCGCCGATCAGATCAATGAACTGCGCTATGCCGACCTGGCTCGCCAAGCCATTCTGGCAACCGGCCGCGACCACGGCACGGTCCGCATTGACGACCACGGCCAGACCGTGAAGTGCGAATTGGTGAACAACGTGGTTTGGGACCAGGTCAAGCTGAGGCAACTGGCGTGCAATATCGCCGCCTCGGGCGACATCCCCGAGCAGTACATGACCATCACCTACAAGGTGTCGGAGAACAAATACAAAAATTGGTCCGACGTCATGCGCAAGCAGTTCGAGGCGGCTCGTACCGTGCGCCCCGGCAAGTCCACCTTCACGCTGGAGCGGCCGCAAGTCGTGCTCGCCGGCCAGGAGGCATGGCAATGACGCTGCCCATCATCAGCGCAGAGCAGCGTCTGGCCGAGCCCCGCTGCGCCAAGATCGTCCTCGTCGGCATTCCCGGCGCGGGCAAGACCAGCCAGCTCAAGACCCTGCCCGAAGACAGCACGCTGTTTGTCGATCTGGAAGCGGGCGATCTGGCGGTGCTGGACTGGTACGGCGACACGCTGCGCCCGCGCTCCTGGCCCGAGTTCCGCGACCTGGTCGTGTTCCTGGCCGGCCCCAATCCGGCGGCCAGCCCCGATCAGCCGTACTCGCAGGCGCACTTCGACGCGGTGTGCAAGCGCTATGGCGACCCGAAGCAGCTGGACAAGTACAGCACCTACTTCGTGGACTCGATCACCGTGCTGTCCCGGCTGTGCCTGGCCTGGGCCAGGACGCAACCGCAGGCGTTCTCCGAGCGCACCGGCAAGCCGGACACGCGGGGTGCCTACGGCCTGCTCGGTACCGAGATGATCGCGGCGCTCACGCACCTGCAGCACGTGCGCGACAAGCACGTCGTGTTCGTGGCGATTCTGGAAGAGAAGGTCGATGAGTTCAACCGGCGATTTTTCGCGATCCAGCTCGAGGGCAGCAAGACCGCGCTGGAGTTGCCCGGCGTCATCGACGAGGTGATCACGCTGGCGCTGCTGCGCCCCGACGCACCGGCGGAAGGGGACGCGGCCGCCGCGCCCGCGAAGCCGTTCCGCGCGTTCGTCACCCACACCGACAACGCCTGGGGCTACCCGGCCAAGGACCGCTCCGGCCGGCTGGACGCCCTGGAGGAGCCGCACCTGGGCAAGTTGATCGCCAAGACCGCGGCGCCGCGCAAGCCCGTGCCGCTGGCCGGCGCCACGACGCAACCGAATTTTTCCTGAATCCTGAGAACTAGACCATGACGTTTTGGAACGATTTCAACGACGCCGGCCGGCAGGTTGGTTTTGACCTGATCCCCAAGGGCACGCTGCTCAAGATCCGCATGACGATCCGTCAGGGCGGTTTTGATGATCCGTCCCGCGGCTGGACGGGTGGCTGGGCCACCGAATCCGAGCACACCGGCAGTGTGTATCTCGCCGCCGAATTCGTGGTCCTCGAAGGGCCGTATGCCAAGCGCAAGCTGTGGTCGATGATCGGTCTGCATTCGCCCAAGGGCGACGAGTGGGCCAACATGGGCCGGGCGTTCGTGCGCGCAGCGCTGAACTCCGCGCGTGGCGTGCATCCGGACGACAACACCGAGCCGGCACAGCTCTCCCGACGCATCCGCGATTTCGGTGAGCTTCACGGCATGGAATTCATCGGCCGTGTCGACATCGAGCTCGACAGCCGGGGCGACGCCCGCAACGTGATCCGGCAGGCGGTGGAGCCGAACCACAAAGACTACGCGGCGCTCATGGCCGGCAACGCGCCACCGGCGAACGCCGCCAATGCCGGTGTCGGCCGCGCACACGCGCCTGCCGCGTCGGCACCGGCACGTGCCGCCCAACCCCGGCCGGCGGCCGGTTTCACGCGCCCGGCGTGGGCGCAGTGAGGAGGGACCGTGCAATGCTGGGTTTGTCGCCAACAAGCACGTGGCTACCGGCACTCGGACCTGCGCTTCCGCGTGGGCGATCCGCGTCGCCATCCGCCCGACTGGGCCTTCTGCTCGCGCCGCTGCCAGGACGCCTTCCACGCCATGTACGGGGCTTGGTGCGAGACCGAGCCGCCGTTGTCCGAATCACTCACAAGGGAGGCGCATATGCCTGAGACCACTGCGCAGCAGCGTGCTGCGATGCGCCGATGCCTGCGACCGTTCGGGCAGGTGGCCGGCGAGATCGGCTTCGACAAGCCGCTGGCCCACTACGCCGAGGAAGAAGCCCTGCAGGTGATCGGGGCCATCGTGTCCGCGTACACGGAGGCGATGGCGCTCAACGCGCCGCGTGCCCAGGCCGCCTCGATGGGCCAGAGGCGTTCCGTAGGACTGTCGGCGGATGCGTTCGCCGACTTGGAAGATGACATTCCGTGGTAACCGAGATGCTGGATTTCAATCACCGTCCCAAAACCCGCAGCACCATCGATCCGCGCCGCACCAAGCGGGCCGCGAGGCCGCGCCCGCTGGTGACCATGCGCGCGGTCGAAAAGCTGCTGCTGCGCCACGTCCATGCGCCGGCCACTGGGCTCATGCCCGAGCAACGCCTGATCGTGGCGGTGCTCTGTCAGGCCATCGCCGACGCCCGTTATGGAGAGAGCCAGTCCGTGCAGGACGACGCAGAGCGCTTCCTGCGCAGCAACGATCTCGCACAGGTGGCCGGACTGATCGATCTCACCTCCGCGTTCGTTCGCGAGGTGGCAGTCAAGACCGGCTATCTCTTGGCGGCCCCTGACGAACTGGAAGAACGGAGCGCCGATGCTCGACTTCAATGACAGCCCGCCGCAGGGCCGGGAGGTCGCACGCCCTGTATCCGCGGAGGCGGAGCGGGACCGCATCCGGGGCTTGCTGCTCGACCGGCTGGACTCGGTGCTGGCCATCCTGTTTCCAGCCGGCAAGAAGCGGCGGAACAAGTTCGTGATTGGCGACATCCAGGGCAATCCGGGCGACAGCCTGGAAATCGTGCTCGACGGCGAGAAGGCCGGCCTGTGGACGGATCGCGCCACGGGTGATGGCGGGGACGTGTTCGCAGTGATCGCGGGCACCCTGGGTGTCGACGTGCACGCGGAATTCCCGAAGGTGCTGGCGCGCGCTGCCGACCTGCTCGGTCTCGTCAGCACGCAGCCGGTGCGGCGCAAGCGGAAGGCGCCGCCAACGGACGACCTCGGTCCGGAGACGGCCAAGTGGGACTATCTGGACGCAGCCGGCAGGCTGATCGGGGTGGTGTACCGCTACGACCCGCCCGGCCGGGGCAAGGAATTCCGGCCGTGGGACGCCAAGCGCCGCAAGATGGCGCCGCCCGAGCCGCGCCCGCTGTACAACCAGCCGGGCCTGGCGACCGCCACGCAGGTCGTGCTGGTCGAGGGCGAGAAATGCGCCCAGGCCCTGATCGACGCCGGCATTGTCGCCACCACGGCCATGCACGGGGCGAACGCGCCGGTTGAGAAAACCGACTGGTCGCCTCTGGCCGGCAAGGCCGTGCTGATCTGGCCTGACCGCGACAAGCCGGGCTGGGAGTACGCAGCCAACGCGGCTCAGGCCATCCTGTCGGCGGGCGCGAAGACCTGCCACATCCTGTACCCGCCCGAGGAAGCGGCCGACGGATGGGATGCGGCGGACGCCGTGGCGGAAGGCTTCGACATCGCCGCCTTCATCGCCCATGGTCCGCGCCTGCAGATGCACGATGTCGCCTGCGATCCGGAGCCGGTCATCGGCAGCGACGAGTCGGTGTGGGGTACCGAAGACGCGCTGGCACTGGCCTTCACCCGGCGCTACCACCGCGATTGGCGCTACGTCGCCGCGTGGGGCCGCTGGCTGGTGTGGGACGGCCACCGTTGGCGCACCGAGGACACGCTGGCGGCCACGGACCTGATTCGCAACGTCTGCCGCAACGCTGCCGTCAACGCCGACAACCCGAAGCTCGCTGCCAAACTGGCGACATCCGGCACGGTCGGCGGCGTGGAACGGCTGGCGCGTGCGGATCGCCGGCACGCGGCCACCACCGGCGAGTGGGACGCAGACCCGTGGCTGCTCAACACGCCCGGCGGCGTGGTTGATCTCAAGACCGGCAGGCAACGTCCGCACGACCGGGCTGACCGGATGACCAAGATCACCACGGCGACGCCTGGGGGCGATTGCCCGACCTGGTGGCAGTTCCTCGCCGAAGTCACGGGGGGCGACGCCGAGCTGCAGGCCTACCTGCAACGGATGGCAGGCTACGCGCTGACCGGGTCAACGCAGGAGCATGCGCTGTTTTTCCTGTACGGCACGGGCGCGAACGGCAAGTCGGTGTTCGTCAACACGCTCGCCACGATCCTGGGCGACTACGCGGTCAACGCGGCGATGGACACGTTCATGGAAACGCGCGCCGACCGGCATCCGACCGACATGGCGGGCCTGCGAGGCGCGCGCTTCGTGGCGGCCATCGAGACCGAGCAGGGACGGCGCTGGGCGGAATCCAAGGTCAAGAACCTCACCGGTGGCGACAAGATCTCCGCGCGCTTCATGCGTCAGGACTTCTTCGAGTTCTTCCCGCAGTTCAAGCTGTTCGTCGCGGGCAACCACAAACCGGCCATCCGCAACATCGACGAGGCAATGAAGCGGCGCTTGCACTTGATTCCGTTCACGGTGACCGTGCCGCCTGAGCGGCGTGACAAGAACTTGCAGCAGAAGCTGCTGGCAGAACGCGACGGCATCCTGGCGTGGGCTGTTCAGGGCTGTCTCGACTGGCAGCGGCTGGGCCGGCTCGATCCGCCGCAACAGGTGCTGGACGCGACGGAGGAGTATTTCGAGGCAGAGGACGCCCTGGGTCGCTGGCTGGACGAACGCTGTGTGCGCGAGGCCAACGCCAAGTCGCTGACCGCCGAGTTGTTCAACGACTGGAAGCAGTGGGCCGAAGCCGCTGGCGAGTTCACGGGATCGCAAAAGCGGTTTGCCGATTTGCTGCTCACCCGTGGCGTCGAGAAATGGCGCAACACGGCCGGTCTGCGCGGCTTCCGTGGCATTGGCCTCAAACACCCGGCCACGCCCGCCTACACCCCATACGCGGACAACTGACCACCACGTCGACACATCCGACCGACGGATCGGACGGACTACGTCGTAACTCCTACGCGTGCGCGTACGCGCACACACCTCATGGGGAGTTTCGATGTACCGCGTCAGATCCGTCGGTCCGCACGAATCAAGGACTTCAACAACCATGACAACGACCATTCTCGCCCTGGGCCCGGGCACCAAATCCGGCCGGGCATTGCGATCTCTGGACGACCGAGACACGGGAGGTGGGACATGAAGATCCCTACACCGTCCTATCGTTCCGCACTGGCCCGCACGCAACCTGAGGTCACGGATCTCGAAACGTTCAAGCGACAAGGTTGGCGGGACCAGCGCATCCTCGTGGTGAACGAGGCCGACGAGCGCTTGGACTTCATCGAGCGCGAATTCATCCGCCGCATCGGTGAGAGGCTATACGGAGGAGGCCAGCGCCATGACCGGTAGCTCGGAAGCCTGGACACCCGATTCGGTGGCCGCGCGTTTCGAGGAGGCAGCGCGTACCGGGCGCACCCTTCCTCCCGTCCGAGTACAGGGCTACTTCCGTGTCTGGCCGCACATCGTGCGCGAGCAATGGGAGCGCCTGGCAGCGGACGACCAGCCGCGTCACTACTATCCGCCCAGTCCCGCGGCCATCGATCGGATGCTGGAGACGATGCGGTGGGTGCAGTGGCTGGACGTGGACCACCGGCACCTCGTCTGGATGCGTGCGCAAGGCGACGAATGGCGGTACATCGCCAAGCGCTATGCGTGCTGTGTCAAGACGGCACAACGGCGCTGGCAGCGCGCCATGCAGACGGTGGTCGACCGGCTCAATGGAGGCGAGCACGTGGACCGTGAGTGAAATTGAGCAATATCGGCAACGCCTGCGGAGAATTGCGGGCCAGTGCTATCGATTGACAAGCCAACGCAAAAAGGGGGGTGTCGCATCTCCCCCGAAAAGCGGTACATTTACGCCTATCGTGACGACATAAGCGCCGGGGCCGCGAGGCCCCCCAGGGGGCGAAGGGGTCCTTCCTTCCTAAAGCGCAATACGGGAGGCACAAGCGCAACGCTTGCCTACCGTCAGGGTGCGAACTCAGGTTCGCACGGTGCGCACCCGCGCCCGAACTGAATCGGTCATATCCTACAGACCCGCGCCAATACTGCGTTTGCGCGGGTCTTGTGTTTTGGGGGCGGTGCGAACCTGCCCCAGTGCTGGTTCGCACCCCACAGGTTCGCACCCCTCTCATTCCGCGCCCGCTTACGGTTCGCCGTCGGCGGGCGTTTTCATTTCCGCTCGGCCTGCGCCGAGATCCGTTCCCGCGCGGGCCGTCTTCTTTTGGGAACCCGAAACAGAACATGCTCAACGTCGAGTACCGCAAGGTCGCGGCGCTGATTCCTTACGCAAGGAACCCGAGGACCCACAACGACGAGCAGGTGGCCAGGATCGCCGCCAGCATCGTGGAGTACGGCTGGACCAACCCGGTCCTGGTCGATGGCGAGAACGGTGTGATCGCGGGCCATGGGCGTCTGGCCGCCGCGCGCCAGCTCGGCATGGACGAGGTGCCGGTGATCGAGCTGGCCCACCTGTCGCCGACGCAGAAGCGCGCGTTGATCCTCGCCGACAACCGTATCGCGCTCGATGCGGGCTGGGACGAGGAACTGCTGGCGCTGGAATTCGCGGAACTCGCTGACGCCGGCTACGACCTGGCCCTGACCGGTTTCAATGACGCCGAGATCGACGCGCTGTTGGCTGACGAGCTGGGCGAAGCTGAGGACGATGGGGCGAGCGATCCGGAACCGGATGAGGCGGACGACGTGCCCGCAGCATCGGCGGTGCCGGTGTCCCGGCCGGGCGACGTCTGGCTCCTGGGCGAGCACCGCCTGATCTGCGGCGATGCCACCGACAGCGCGGTGATCGCGGCCCTGATGGCGGGCCAACAAGCCGCGCTGTGCTTTACCTCGCCGCCCTACGCCAACCAGCGCAATTACACCACCGGTGGTATCGCGAACTGGGACGTGCTGATGCGCGGCGTCTTCGGCAACGTGCCGATGGCGGGCGACGGCCAGGTGCTCGTCAACCTCGGGCTGGTCCACCGCGACAGCGAGGTCGTCCCATACTGGGATGCCTGGATCGCGTGGATGCGCACGCAGGGCTGGCGGCGGTTCGGCTGGTACGTGTGGGACCAGGGACCGGGCATGCCCGGCGACTGGCGTGGCCGGTTGGCACCATCCTTCGAATTCGTCTTCCACTTCAATCGTGAGGCTCGCCAGGCAAACAAGACCGTGCCTTGCAAGTACGCTGGCCAGGACGAGCACCTGCGCCCCGACGGCACGTCGACCTCGATGCGGGGCAAGGACGGCGTTCGCGGGAGTTGGACACACGAGGGCAAACTTACCCAGGACACCCGGATCCCGGATTCGGTGATCCGTGTGATGCGGCACAAGGGCAAGATCGGCCGCGACATCGACCACCCGGCCGTGTTCCCGGTCGCCCTGCCGGAGTTCGTGATCGACGCGTATTCGGATGCCGGCGACATCGTGTTCGAACCCTTCGGCGGCAGCGGCACCACCATGCTGTCCGCCCAGCGGACCGGGCGTCAGTGCCGTAGCGTCGAGATCGCGCCCGAGTACGTGGACGTCGCGATCAAGCGCTTCCAGCAGAACTACCCCGAGGTGCCGGTGACGCTGCAGTCGACCGGGCAGCCTTTCGCGGCTGTTGCGGCAGAGCGTTTGGCGGACGAGGAGGTGGTGCAATGACGGCCTCCTGGCTCGCAGGCAAGATCGAGCACTGGCCGATCCAGAGGCTCGCCCCCTACGCCGCCAACGCTCGGACGCACTCAGACGAACAGATCACGCAGATCGCGGCCAGCATCGTGGAGTTCGGGTTCACCAATCCGATCCTGGCCGGCGGCGACGGGATCATCGTGGCGGGGCACGGGCGCCTCGCCGCTGCCATGAAGCTGGGCCTGCAGGTGGTGCCGGTGGTGGTGCTGGATCACCTGAGCCCCACGCAACGGCGGGCGCTGGTGATCGCGGACAACCGCATTGCCGAGAACGCAGGCTGGGACGAAGCCGTGCTGCGCGCCGAACTGGCCGCGCTCGACGCGGCGAACTTCGACCTGTCGTTGACGGGCTTCGATGCGGACGCGCTGGCCGATCTGATGGACGGGGAGGCGGGTGACGGCCAGGCGGAGGAGTCTGTGCTGCCGGAAGTGCCCGAGGAACCGATCTCCCGTCCGGGCGACGTGTGGGTGTTAGGCCGGCATCGGCTGCTGTGCGGGGATGCGACCGTCGCGGAGAACTACGACAGGCTGTTGCAGGGCGAGCCGGCGGACATGGCTTTTCTGGATCCACCCTATAACGTGAACTACGCCAACACGGCCAAGGACAGGCAGCGCGGCACGAGCCGGGCCATCCTGAACGACAACCTGGGCCGCGGCTTCTACGATTTCCTGCTGGCGGCGCTGAAGCCGACGATTGCCAACTGCCGGGGTGCCATCTACGTGGCGATGTCCTCCAGTGAGCTGGACGTGCTGCAGGCGGCGTTCCGCGAGGCGGGCGGGCGCTGGTCAACCTTCATCATCTGGGCCAAGGACCGTTTCACGCTTGGCCGCGCGGATTACCAGCGGCAATACGAACCGATCCTGTACGGCTGGGCCGAAGGGGCGCAGCGGCATTGGTGCGGCGACCGCGATCAGGGAGACGTCTGGCAGATCAAGAGACCTGCCCGCAACGACTTGCACCCCACGATGAAGCCGGTGGAACTGGTGGAACGGGCGATTCGCAATTCGAGCCGGCCGGGCGACGTGGTGCTCGACGCGTTCGGCGGTTCGGGGACGACGCTAATTGCTACGGAGAAGGCGGGGCGAGCAGCACGCCTGATTGAGCTCGATCCCAAGTATGTCGATGTGATCGTGCGCCGGTGGCAGGATTGGACGGGTGAGCTCGCCTATCGAGAGTCGGACGGGGCGTTACTGGACGACGCACGCGCGGATAGGCTCGCCATTTCAGGCGAGCCTTGACAATAGGTTACGCGTTGCGTGGCTTGTACTTGCTGCGCCTGCAAGCCTTGTTCCGCACGGATGGAGTTTTCCGTCGGTTCACCGGTGTAGGCGTGTGCGTAGGCCCCCAAGCCAACCGCCCTCAGCTCTTCCTGGCCTGCCTCGCTGGTTTCGTTGTAACGGTCGCCGCTCCAGGCTTTGGATGTACCTGCCATGACGTGGCGGGCATGGATCAGTTCATGGGCGAGGACAGCGAACGATTCTTTGGGGTCTTTATGCAGGCGCTTCGGCGAGCCGTTTCGGCTCAGCTTGATGCTGGTCTTGGGGTTCCAGTTCACGATCGCGCTGCAGCCGGCAGGTTCCGAAGAGACTTCTCCTCTCGCGAACTGTTTGGCGATTCTCTTGTTGGCTCGAAAATCCGATGGCTCGTACGCTGCAATCTGTGGCCTGGTGAGGACGGCTTCCGTACCGGGATCGTCATCGGAGTCGATCTCGCTGATGGTCAGTTTGCGCTGCCTGGTCGCACTCAGAGAGCTGATACCGCGAAGTAGTTCATCCCCGAGCGCCCGGACGCAATTTTCCCTAACGCCTCGTTTACTTTGCCTGCATAACGGTCAGCTTCGCGTTGATTGTCACTTGCGGTTGCAATGTAAAACCCAGGGTACTGTGTCTGTATAAGCATCGTGTCGTTATTGCTCCAAGAGGTTGAATACACAAGCCCAGGCGGCGAGAGCGCCGGGCTTTCGATGCTAGCAAGCGCCATCGCGAAGCTCTATGCTCGACGCGAAGTTGTGCTCACCGGTGCGAACATGGACGAGAAGGGTGGTGCGGTTGCACCAACTGATGGGGCGAGTACACCGCGCACAGGAAGCGGTTATCCGCGAGGCGGCAGACTGAGGGGGCGCCAATTGAGCAGTCCCTCGGTTTCGCGGGCTCTACGCCGAAAGTTCGTCGGCGATCTCGCTGGCGGCCACAAAGGCCGTCAGGTGGGGCAGGTTGCGCAGGATGCCGTAGATTTTGCTGAGCCCGCCGTTCGTCTTGCGCTGCATCCACGCGGCCGCCGTCGCGTCGATGGCATCGGTAAGTGTCTGGCCACCGTGGAGGGCGTTGCAGATGTCATCCGCAAAGTGTCGTCCGAATGCGCTGTCGAGAAAGAGACGCACTGCATCAAGGGACGAGCCGGTGGCCTTTGCGACGGTTGTCATCGCCAGCGGCCAGGCTTCGGCGGCACGTTCCTTCATCGTGCCGTAGAAGCCCAGCCCTCGTTGCGGGTGGCGGGAATCTGGTCAGTGGTGGTCATGGCGTGCTCCTTCTTGGGCGTCGTTGTGATGGCACCAGTAACGCGCTGTTCGAGCCGCAAGCCAAGGCTGGAGAGCAAACACTCCGCAGCGTGCGGGCACAGTGCCCCGCATGCTGTGTGGTGCGGGGACGCACTCGCAGCGTGGTGCCTATCACGAACGCGACGCTACTTCGCGCCAGCGCGGAAACCGCCCAGGAGGGCGGCACCGCAATGCAGCAGGTAGATCAGATTTCGGGGTCTTTGGGGTAAAGGTCCCCGCTGGTGATATCGGCGACGTAGACGACGTCGCGGAAGTCGCCGGGCTCATCGGCGATGCTGACGCCGCCGATGCGGTGAGCGCAACGCCGTATTTGCGCGTGAGGGCGGTGAGCTCGGTGACGAAAGCGTGGTAGTTGGCGGTGGTGATGTCCATGTTGGTGTCCTTGGTTGATGTCGTTGCGACACCTGTATGAACGCGCTGTTTGACGGAGAAGCCAAGCTGTTCCTGGCTTCTTCTTCGTAGTTGCGATCAGTCGGCGCGGGCCACGTACCGCGCGTAGTCGCTACCCTCCGGATTGACATAGAGGGTAGGGCGACCGGGGGCGATGACCTCGATGCAGAAGTAGCTGCCGAGCTTGCCGCCGCCCTTGCCGCGCAGCCAGTCGCGGGACACCAGCAGGCTGCTCGCGAAATCGTCGAAGTCAGCCGTGGTGAGTTCCTTGATTTCGGTGACGTAGACCTCGGCGTATTCCTGGCCGCGCACTTGGCTCAGATCGACCGGCTTGCGGGCAAAGGGCAGGCGCTTGGCCAGTTTTGCGGCTTGGATGATGTTGTCGCCGATGACAACAGTGCGGGGGAGCGTTCGATGGTGTTGCTCATGGTGTTCTCCTTGAAGTTGGCGTCGTCAATCACGACAACGACATGAACGCGCTGTTCCGGTCACAAGCCAAGCGCTGTCTCCAGCTTTATGCGGGGCCGCCGCTATCGCGGTCGGCCCCGTGCGACATCAGGCCGGTTGGTCGCCGCCGTCGGTTTCGATCTGGTACACGCGTTCACCGTTGGCCGGCTTGTGGGAGGTGATGGTCAGCCCGAGTCGTTTCTTGAAGGTGCCGGCAAACGCGCCGCGCACGGTGTGGGCTTGCCAGCCGGTCGCCTTGCAGATTTCGCTCACCGTTGCCCCTTCGGGGTGGCGCAGCATCGCGATCACCTGGGCCTGCTTGCTGTTCTCGCGCGTGCGCGGCGTCTTGCGCGCCGGCTCGGCCTCTGGAGCGGGTTCTTCGGGCTGCGGTGCTTTGAGCCCCAGTGCGTTGTAGCCTTCGGCTGCAACCAGCCAGTCGTCGCCGGCGGTGGCAATCAGATCCCGTTTGATCAAGCCTTCAAGCACCTTCTTGCGTGCGCCGCCTTTGAAGTTGTCGGGGAACCATTCGATTTTGCCGCTGGTGTGCTGGATGGCATAGGCGAGGATGGCGTGCTGTGCCGGGGTCAGTTGTTGCGTGGTCATGTGTTTCTCCTTCGAGGTGGTTTGAACGTGGTGTGATGAACGCGCTGTTCGGCAGAGAAGCCAAGCGCCATCTGCAAAAGAACCAGCAAGATTCAGATGGGAATTTCGATTCGCGCCTACGCACGGCATCGGGGCGTGTCGGACGCCGCCGTGCGCAAGGCAATCGCCGCAGGGCGCATCACGCCGGAAGCGGACGGCACCATTGATACGGACCGCGCCGACGCCGAATGGGCACGCAACACCGAAGCGCCACGCACCGGCACGCGCACCAGGCCCGTCAGGGCCGCCGTGCCGCAGGAGGGCGGTCAGACCCCGGACGGCCCGGCATCGTCGCCCACAGGCGGCACGTCGCTGCTGCAGGCCCGCACCGTCAACGAGGTGGTCAAGGCGCAGACCAACAAGGTGCGCCTGGCCCGCCTCAAGGGCGAATTGGTGGACCGCTCGCAGGCCATCGCGCACGTCTTCAAGCTCGCGCGCGCCGAACGCGACGCGTGGCTGAACTGGCCGGCGCGGGTCTCCGCGCAGATGGCGGCGACCCTGGGCGTCGAGCCGCACACGATGCACGTCGCGCTGGAGTCCGCCGTGCGTGAACATCTGCAGGAGCTGGGCGAACTGCGCCCGCGCGTGGATTGATGCTGGACGCGGATTACGAAGGCGCCGCCGAGCTCGAGCGGGCCTGGCGCGAAGGACTGACGCCCGATCCGCTGCTGACTGTCTCCGAATGGTCGGATCGCCACCGCATGCTGTCGAGCAAGGCGTCGGCGGAGCCCGGGCGCTGGCGCACCAGCCGCACGCCGTACCTGCGCGCGATCATGGACTGCCTGTCGCCGACCTCGCCCATCGAGCGGGTCGTCTTTATGAAGGCCGCACAGCTGGGCGCGACCGAGATGGGGTCGAACTGGATCGGCTACGTAATCCACCACGCGCCGGGTCCCATGATGGCCGTCTGGCCGACCGTGGAGATGGCCAAGCGCAACTCCAAGCAGCGGATCGATCCGCTGATCGAGGAGTCTGCGGTGCTGGCCGAGCGCATCGCGCCGGCCCGCTCGCGCGACTCGGGCAACACCATCCTCGCCAAGGAGTTCCGGGGCGGCGTGCTGGTCATGACCGGCGCCAACAGTGCGGTGGGTTTGCGCTCGATGCCGGTGCGGTACCTGTTCCTCGATGAGGTGGACGGCTACCCGCTGGACGTCGAGGGCGAAGGCGATGCGATCTCGCTCGCCGAAGCCCGGACCCGGACCTTCGCGCGCCGCAAGATCTTCATCGTGTCGACACCGACGATTGCCGGTGCCAGCACCATCGAACGCGAATACGACGCCTCCGACCAGCGCCGCTACTTCGTGCCATGCCCGCACTGCGATCACCGCCAATGGCTGCGCTTCGAACAGCTGCGCTGGACCAAAGGTGAGCCTGAGACGGCCGCGTACATCTGCGAAGCCTGCTTCGAGCCCATCCATGAGCACCACAAAGCGTGGATGCTGTCGCAGGGCGAATGGCGGGCGATGGCGGAAACGAGCGGCCGCACGGCGGGCTTCCACCTGTCCTCGCTCTACAGCCCGGTGGGCTGGCGCAGCTGGCGCGAGATCGCTGCGGCCTGGGAGAGCGCGGTGAGCAAGGAATCCGGCTCGGCGGCGGCGATCAAGACCTTCCGCAACACCGAACTGGGCGAGACCTGGGTCGAGGAGGGCGAGGCACCGGACTGGCAGCGCCTGCTGGAGCGCCGCGAGGACTATCCGATCGGCACCGTGCCGGCGGGCGGTCTATTGCTGTCGGCCGGCGCCGACGTACAGAAGGATCGCATCGAGGTGTCGATCTGGGCCTTCGGGCGCGGCAAGGAAGCGTGGCTCGTGGAGCACCGCGTGCTGATGGGCGATACCGCCCGCGACGCAGTGTGGAAGCGGCTCGCCGAGCTGGTCGAAGCGCAGTGGACGCATGCCAGCGGCGCATCGATGCCGCTCGCCCGCTTGGCGCTCGACACCGGCTTCGCCACGCAGGAGGCGTACGCCTTCGTGCGCGCTTGCGGCGACGCCCGTGTGATGGCGGTCAAGGGCACAGCGCGCGGCGCCGCGCTGATCGGCACGCCGACGGCGGTCGACGTCACGCGCAACGGCAAGAAATTGCGCCGGGGCATCAAGCTTTTCACGGTGACAGTCGGCATTGCCAAGCTGGAGTTTTACAACAACCTGCGCAAAGCCGCCGACGTGGCAGAAGATGGCGCGACCATCGCGTTCCCGACCGGGTTTGTGCACTTGCCCAAGATCGACGCGGAGTTCCTGCAGCAGCTGTGCGCCGAGCAACTGATCACCCGCCGTGACCGGAGCGGTTTCCCGATTCGCGAGTGGCAGAAGATGCGCGAGCGCAATGAGGCACTGGACTGCTACGTCTACGCGCGCGCGGCTGCGAGCGCCGCCGGGCTCGACCGCTTCGAGGAGCGTCACTGGCGCGAGCTGGAGCGGCAACTGGGGCTGGCGCCGCCGCCGGACACACCGCCCCCAATCGAATTGAGTTCTCCCACAGATGCCACCCCTCGCGGTGGCATCGCCGTTTCTGGGCCCCGTCCTGGGGGCCGCCAAGCCGGCCGGCGCGTGATCAAGAGCCGCTGGCTGTCGTCCTGAGCACCCCGGTGCTCCTCATCCTGATACCCGGAGTTCATCCCCCATGAGTTTGCAGACTCGCATCGAATCCCTCGTCCTGCGTCTGGCGTCGGAGTTCAAGACCATCCACGACCAGGTCGGCACGCTCTCCCGGCTGTCGACCACCGACAAGACCAGTCTGGTCTCGGCGATCAACGAGCTGCGCGCGCAGTTCGACAAGATCGCCAGCGCCACGCTGATCGATGACGCCAACGCGGCAGGCACCGCGACCACCTTCTCGGCGTCCAAGATCACCGGCCTGCTCGATGCGCTCAAGGCCGACCTGCTGGGCGGCGCCGACGCGGCCTTCGACACCCTCAAGGAGCTGCAGGAGGCGATCCTCAAGGACCAGAGCGGCATCGCCGCGCTGCTGGCCGCCGTGGACCGCCGCGTGCGCTTCGACGCCGCGCAGGCGCTGACCGGCGACGAGCAGGCCCAGGCCCGCCAGAACATCGGCGCGGTAGCGGCCGCCGCCATCGGCGACCCCGAGACGGACTTCGTGCCGGTCTTCGAGGCGGCCCTGACCGGCGCCTGATCCGGCGGCCATGTCGCTGACCGGGAACATCGCCGAGCTCGCCGCCGCGATTGCCCAGGAGGTCCGCGCCCGTATCACCGCGGATCATCCGGGCTTGGCCCGCGCCTGGGTGTGCTTTGGCACGGCTGGCGACCAGGCAGTGATCCGGTCGGCATTCAACGTCCAGAGCGTCACGCGCTTCGCTACCGGCAGGTACCGCGTGGTCTTCGCCGAGCCGATGCCGGACGACACCTACTGCTGGGTGGCCTTTGCCCGCAACGCGGGTCGCCAGTCGGCCATGAAGGCCGCCGCCGCCCGTGTGCGCGCCGAGGCCAAGACCGAGGCGTTTGTGGAGGTCATCTGCACGACCGCCGCCGGGACGCTATCGGACTCGTCTGAATTCAACCTGATGGTTTACCGCTGAATGGCATACACCGAAGCGCAACTCCTAGCGCTGGAGGCCGCGCTCGCCCGTGGCGAGCGTCGGGTCACCTTCCAAGACAAGACGGTCGAGTACCGCACGGTCGATGAGCTCAAGCTCGCGATCCGCGAGGTCCGGCGCGGCCTGTTCGAGCAGGCCGCCGAAACCGGCCTGTGGCCGGGCGCCCCGCGCCAGATCCGCGTCACGACCGGCAAAGGGTTCTGATGGCCAGCAAAGGATCACGAACCCAGGTTGGCTGGTTCGGCAGGATCCGCAGCCTGTTCGGCCAGGCGCCGGTCCACGAGGCCGCCGGCCGGGGTAGGCGATCGCTGGCCTGGAGGCCCGGCAATCCGGGCGCCGTGGCGGCGCTGCTCGCCAGTGGCGAAGACCTGCGCATCAAGAGCCGGGATCTGGTCCGGCGCAACGCCTGGGCGCAGGCCGGCATCGAGGCGTTCGTCGCCAACGCGGTCGGCACCGGCATCAAGCCGCAGAGCCTGTCCACCGACGACGCCTTCAAGGCCGACGTGCAGGCGCTGTGGCGGGACTGGACGGCAGAAGCCGACGCCGCCGGTCAGACCGACTTCTACGGCCTGCAGGCGCTGGCCTGTCGCGCCATGCTGGAAGGTGGCGAGTGCCTGATCCGCCTGCGCCCGCGACGCCCCGAGGACGGCCTGACCGTGCCGCTGCAGCTTCAACTGCTGGAGGCCGAGCATCTGCCGATGACCCTGAACGTCGACCTGCCGCCAATCGCAGGGGCCTCCGGCCCGGGCAACGTGGTGCGCTCGGGCATCGAATTCGACGGGCTGGGTCGGCGCGTGGCCTACCACCTGTACCGCTCGCATCCGGACGACGGCAGGCTGGCGCCGATGTCGGGGCAGGGCGGGCTCGATACCGTGCGGGTCGACGCGAGCGAGATCATCCACCTGTACCGCGTGCTGCGGCCCGGTCAGATCCGGGGCGAGCCGTGGCTGTCGCGTGCGCTGGTCAAGTTGAACGAGCTCGACCAGTACGACGACGCGGAGCTCGTGCGCAAGAAGACCGCCGCCATGTTCGCCGGCTTCGTCACGCGCCAGAGCCCCGAGGACAACCTGATGGGCGAGGGCTTGCCGGACGAGGCTGGCATCTCGCTGGTGGGGCTGGAACCGGGGACGCTGCAGATTCTGGAGCCGGGCGAGGACATCAAGTTCAGCGACCCGGCCGATGTCGGCGGCTCCTACGGCGAGTTCCTGCGCACGCAGTTCCGTGCGGTGGCCGCAGCCCTGGGCATCACATACGAGCAGCTGACCGGGGACCTGACCGGCGTGAACTACTCGTCCATCCGCGCGGGGCTGCTGGAGTTCCGCCGCCGCTGCGAGATGGTGCAGCACAGCGTGCTGGTGCACCAGATGTGCCGCCCGGTGTGGGCTGCCTGGATGAAGCAGGCGGTGCTCTCCGGCGCTTTGGTCGCCCCCGGCTTCGCGCGTGGCGGGGCGGCTCGCCGCCGTCAGTACCTGCAGGTGAAGTGGATTCCGCAGGGCTGGCAGTGGGTCGATCCCGAGAAGGAGTTCAAGGCGATGCTGCTGGCCATCCGTGCTGGTCTGATGAGCCGTTCGGAGGCCATCTCGAGCTTCGGCTACGACGCCGAGGACATCGACCGCGAGATCGCCACCGACAACGCCCGTGCCGACGAACTCGGCCTCGTCTTCGATTCCGACCCGCGCCACACCGCCAAGGATGGCGCTCCTGTCGCGTCCCGCGCGGATGCCAACGCAGGCGAGCCCGTCGCCGCCTGAAGGATTTCCATGACCCTGTTGCCTCATCTGGCGACACGCCTCTTTGGTGTGCCGCTGGCGATTGATCGCCCGAAACTCGACGTGATCCTGTCGGTGCTCGGCCCACGCGTGGGCCTGGCCGGCCTGGCGCCGCCGGGCGACTACATCACGCCCGAACGGACTTCGGTCCGTGGCAATGCCCAGATCGCCGTGATCCCAATCCACGGCACGCTGGTGCGGCGCACTGTGGGCCTGGAGGCCGAGTCGGGGCTGGCCAGCTACACCGCCATCGGCGACCAGCTGGACGCGGCCCTGGCCGACCCCGGTGTGGCCGCCATCCTGCTCGATGTCGACAGCCCCGGCGGCGAGTCGGGCGGCGTCTTCGATCTGGCCGACCGCATTCGCGCCGCCGCCGCCATCAAGCCCGTCTGGGCGGCGGCCAACGACATGGCGTTCTCGGCCGCCTATGCGCTGGCCTGCGCCGCGTCGCGGGTCTTCGTCTCGCGCACCGGTGGCGTCGGCTCGATCGGCGTCATCGCCATGCATGTCGACCAGTCGGTCAAGGACGCCCGCGACGGCGTTCGCTACACGGCGGTGTTTGCCGGCGCCCGCAAGAACGACCTCAACCCACACGAGCCGATCACCGACGAAGCGCAGGCGCAGCTGCAGGCGGAGGTGAGGCGCATCTACAGGCTGTTCGTCGCGACCGTGGCCAGCTATCGCGGGCTGTCGGCCGAGACGGTGACGGCTACCGAGGCGGGGCTGTTCTTCGGACAGGACGCTATTGCCGCCGGTCTGGCCGACGACGTCGGCACGTTCGAGGACGCGCTCGCGCAGCTCGTCGCATCCCTTTCTGTTCCTGCGCCGGTCGCATCCGCGCGCAATCCCTCTCTCAACCTCCAGATGGACTGTTCCATGACCACTCAACCTGATCCCGTTGCTGTCAGCGTGCCAGCTGCGGACGCGATCGGCACCACCGCCCAACCACCGGTTGTTGCTTCGCCGCCGGCAGCCCTCGTCGCCAGCCATACCGACGCCGTGGAGATCGCCCAGCTTTGCACGCTGGCCGGCCGCACCGACCTGATCGCGGGCTTCCTTGAGGCACGCGCCACGCCTGAGCGCGTGCGCAGCCACCTGCTGGCCGCGCGCGCCGAAGCATCGCCCGAGATCGCCAGCCGTATCGATCCGCACGCGCAGGCGGTCTCTGCCGATGCCGGTCATCCCGCCTCTCCCCGCAACCCGTTGCTCCAGGCCGTCAAGAAGCGCCTGGGCATCCAGTAACCGAGACACATGCCTGTTCTTCAAGAACCACTGAACCTGGGCGACCTCCTCAAGTACGAGGCGCCCAATCTGTACTCGCGCGAGCGCGTCACCGTGGCCGCCGGCCAGACCCTGGAGCTCGGCACCGTGCTCGGCATGGTGACCGCCACTGGCAAGGTCAAGCAGCTTGACCCGTCGGCCACCGATGGCAGCCAGTACGCCGGCGGTGTACTGATGCAGGTGTGCGACGCCCACCTGGCCGACCGCGATGACGGCCTGATGGTCGCGCGCCACGCCATCGTCGCGTCCCACGCGCTGCAGTGGCCCGCCGGCATCGCCGCCGTCGAGCAGCATGCCGCGCTCTCTCAACTCAAGGCACTGGGTGTCCTGGTGCGCATCGGGGCCTGATCGACCATGCAGAATCCATTCGCCAATGCCGCATTTGAGATGGCGTCGATGACGGCGGCCATCAACCTGATCCCGAACCGGTACGGCAAGGTGGAGGCGATGAACCTCTTTGCGCCGAAGCCGGTGCGCACGCGGCAGATCATCGTGGAGCAGCGCGAAGGCGTGCTGACGCTGCTGCCGACGCTACCGCCAGGTTCGCCCGGCACGGTCGGCACGCGGGGCCGGCGCAACGTGCGCTCGTTCGTCATCCCCCACATCCCGCACGACGACGTGGTGCTGCCCGAAGCGGTCCAGGGCCTGCGCGGCTTCGGCTCGGAGACCGAACTGGAATCCGTGTCGAACGTGATGGCCGAGCGTCTGGAGACGATGCGCAACAAGCACGCCATCACGCTGGAACACTTGAGGATGGGCGCGCTCAAGGGCGAGATCCTCGACGCCGATGGCTCGACCCTCTACAACCTGTTCGAGGAGTTCCGCATCCAGCAGAAGGTGGTGAACTTCGAGCTGGGCGTCGACAAGACCGAGGTCCGGAATAAATGCACGGACGTGCTCGGCATGATCGAGGATTCCCTGCTCGGCGAAGTCACGACCGGCGCGCATTGCCTGTGCTCCAGCGAGTTCTTCAAGGCGCTGGTCAGCCACAAGAGCGTCAAGGAGGCCTATTCACGCTGGCGCGAAGGGATCATGCTGATCAACGACATGCGAAGCGGCTTCGAGTTCGGCGGCATCACCTTCGAGGAGTACCGGGGCAAGGCGTCCGACGCGGCCGGCAAGGTGCGCAGCTTCATCGAACCAGGCGAGGCGCACGTCTTCCCTGTGGGCACCATCGACACCTTCGGCACGTACTTCGCGCCGGCCGACTTCAACGAGACCGTCAACACCCTTGGTCAGCCACTGTACGCCAAGCAGGAGCCACGCCAGTTCGGCCGGGGCACCGATGTGCACACCCAGTCCAACCCGCTGCCGATGTGTCTGCGTCCGGGTGTGCTGGTCAAGCTGACGATGGGGTGACCATGGACATCGTGGCAACCCTCTACGAAGCCGCCGCCAACGCGGGTCTCCTGAAGGAGTGCGTCTGGCGGCCGTCCGATGGCGGCCCGCCGCGCATCAACATGGTGGGCTTTGCCGCCCCTGACGAGACGCTGCTCGATGGCCTGACGGTCAGCACCGAGTACGTGATGTCCTATCCCGCTACGATCTTTGCGGGGCTGGGTCCCCGCGAGACGGTCGAAATCGCCGGTGGGGTCTTCCACGTGCGGGAGCTGCGCGCGGTCGGCGACGGATCCGAGATCCGCGCCAAGCTCACCCGCCTGTAATCCCCATGGCAGTCAACTCCGTGCGCGAGCGGATCCTGCTCGCGGTGATGGCGGCCGTCCGTGCGCCAGCGCAGGCGCTTAGCGCCACGCTGCACCGGTCGCCGGCCGTCGCCATCGCGCGGGAGCAGTGCCCGGCGCTGGTGGTGTATCCGGAGAGCGATGCCATCGCCAGCCGGGCCAACGACCGCGTCACGCGCGAGCTGACCGTGCGGGTGACGGCGCTGGCCCGTGCGGTGCCGCCCGCCGCGCCGGAGACGGCAGCCGATGCGCTGCTGACCGCTGCCCACGCGGCGCTGATGGCCGACGTGAATTGCGGTGGCCTGGCGCTAGGCATCCACGAACTCGATTGCGAGTGGGACGTCGAGGATGCCGACGCCGTGGCTGCCGCGATTCCGGCGCGCTACCGCATTACCTACCGGACCCTGGCCGCCGATCTGGCGACCCCTGCCTGAAGCCCATCTGACTGCTGATTTGCCCGCCAACCGAGGCGGGACTGCAGCGCTTCGAGAGTGCCCGTTCGGGCAGCGCTCACCCCCCCCGTACCCATTTCTGCGTCAAGCAAGGAAATCCCCCAATCATGAGTACCTACGCCTCCTTCCAGGGGCGCGTCTTCCTCGGCAAGCGCGATGCCGCTGGCGTGCCCTACGAGGTGCGCTCGCCCGGCAACGTGGCCGAGCTGAAGCTCTCCCTCAAGACCGACGTGCTGGAGCACTACGAGAGCCAGTCCGGCCAGCGTACGTTGGACCACCGGATGGTCAAGCAGAAGTCGGCCACCCTGAACCTGACCATCGAGGAGTTCACCCGCGACAACCTCGCGCTGGCCCTGTACGGCAACCACGTCACCGGCGATGGTGGCGCGGTCAATGACGAGCCGGTCGGCGCCGCGGAGCCTATGGTGGGCGACCGCTACTTCCTGGCCCACCCGAAGGTGTCGAAGCTGGTGATCAAGGACAGCGGCGCCAAGCCCGCGACGCTGGCCGCCGGTGTCGACTACACCGGCGACCTGGACTTCGGGTCGATCCAGTTCCTGCGCCTGGATGATGGCGGCTCGCCACCGGTGCCCTACGTGAAGCCGTTCAAGGCGAGCTACGCCTATGGCGTCGCCACCGAGATCGGCATCTTTACCCAGCCGCTGCCCGAGCGGTACCTGCGCCTGGAGGGCCTGAACACCGCCCAGGGCAACGCCAAGGTGCTGGTCGAGCTGTACCGGGTGGCATTCGATCCGCTCAAGGAACTGTCGCTCATCTCGGACGAGTACAACAAGTTCGAGATGGAGGGCTCGCTGCTGGCGGATCCGACCAAACCGTTCGACGCGGTCCTTGGCCAATTTGGCAGGATCGTGCAACTGTGAGGGCGGCCATGGACGATCTGGACAAACTCATCCCGCAGCCGGCCGAACTCGCCGTGGGCGGGGAGGCGCTCGCCATCCACCCGCTGAAGGTGGGCCGGCTGCCGGCCTTCCTGCGCGCGATCTCGCCGACGCTGCAGCAGCTCAACGCGCCGTCGATCGACTGGCTCGAGCTCTTCATCGAGCACGGCGACGATCTGCTGCAGGCCGTTGCTATCGCGGTGGACAAGCCCCGTGCGTGGGTCGATGCGCTTGCAGCCGACGAGGCGATCCTGCTGGCGGCCAAGGTAGTCGAGGTGAACGCGGATTTTTTTACCCGGACGGTGCTGCCGAGGCTCGACGGCCTGTTCGCACGGGTGACGCGGGCGGCGGCGTCTGGTTCGACGCCATCCAGCGCTTGATCGACCACGGCCACCGGTTGCCCGACATTCTCGGCTACACCCTGACCCAGGTGCGCGGCTTCTTGGACGCCGCCGTCCGCGCCGACGCTGCGCGTGACGCGCGGTTGCTGTCGCTGATCGCCATCGGCTCACGGGGCGATGCGCGCAATCTCGAACGTACGCTCGACCAGCTTACCGACAAGGCAAACAACCATGCGCATTTCCGTTCGAATCGATAGCGCTGCGGCGCAGGCCCAGCTACGCCGTTGGGCTGGGGACTTCCGACCGAAGGTGAAGAAGGTGGTCGCACAAGCCATGGCCAGCGAGGCGGCGGAGCTCAAGCAGGACATGCGCGATCACGTCGCCGGGCAGATGCGGGTGGTCAAGAAGTCTTTCCTCAAGGGCTTCACGGCCAAGGTGCTGGACAAGGATCCGAAGCGTCTGCCGGCGCTCTACGTGGGCTCGCGTGTCCCGTGGTCAGCCATCCACGAGCGGGGCGGTGTGGTCGCCGGCCGGCTGCTGATTCCGCTGTACGGGCGGGTGGGCAGGAAGCGCTTCAAGGCGCAGATCGCCGAGCTGATGCGGGGTGGCAATGCGTACTTCGTGAAGAACGACCGGGGGAACGTGGTGCTGATGGCCGAGAACATCGGGGAGCACGACCGGCCGCTGGCCGGCTTCAAGCGCCGCTACCGCAAGGCCGAGGGCGTCAAACGCATCCAGCGCGGCGCGGACGTTCCGATTGCGGTGCTGGTGCCGCGTGTCGTGCTCAGGAAGCGGCTCGACATCGAGCAAGTGGTGGCGCGGCGTATTCCGCGCCTGTCCGCCGCTGTGCAGATGGAACTTGGGCGTCAGGCATAGGCGCACATCATTGGCGATGCGCAAACTCAGTTCTGGCCCCATCATTTGAAGCCCTCGCAGGTTCGGAATAGTAAGCTTTCGCTAAACTTTACGCGGATTCGCCTACTACGACAACTTTTCCACAGATTTTTCACAGAATCTATGACGCGGCGCCCATGCCAATCTTCTGGGTATGAGGCGTCGTATTGAGATGCAGGGCGTTGTTGCATAAAGCGATGTCACCGCCCAGAGATTGCGCAAGCTAGACTGATTTCGCACGTAGCGAACGAATATTTCTGTCGTTGCGCAATTTTTAAGCACCAAAGTGACACTCCCATGATTTATGCAACGACCCCACTGCATTGCGTAATCATTTTATGGAGTTGCAACATGACAAGCCCTATTCGAGGCGCGGTCGGTAATTACCCGTATTTGTACAGCCAGGAACAGTCGCCAACCACTTCGCCCACGTCGTCGCCCAGCCGTTCAGCGCCCCGCAGGACGCCAGGTGAATTTTCCGGTCTGACACGTCCGCCGTCGCTGCCTCGCAACCCAGGTGGTCACTTCAGAGCTGGGAGCTTTCACAGCGTGAGATTCTCGGACGAAAGCGACGAGACCCATGTGTTGGAAAGGGAGGATCGCAAGCCAGGAATCGTCCAGTTGGAAGACACCGCCAGCTCCTATAGGGCTGGGGAACTCTATGCACAGTATCCGAAGGGCAAGCTCCCACGCAGCGAGAAAGACTCGATAAGCCGCCATACTTACGAGGCGTACAAAGATCTCGTGAAGAATAAGGGCTACAAGTCTTAAACAAGCGGCCCTGTCGACGTGCACAAGCGGCGTTGTTGCATAAATCGATGAGTTGCTCGCCATGTGGCAGATTATTGCGTTTCATGAGGCGAACACAGTCAACGATTGCTGAAAATTCACACCCATGAGTGATTTTCTCGCCATCGCTGATTTATGCAACAACGCCCTCGGGATGGTTTCCGAGATACCGAGAGACAGAGCTTGCGGCTTGACCATGTTTCATCATACGGGCGTCGACCAGTGGCGCACCATCAAGCACAAGGGTAGCGCCAAGTTCCTCCGTCTGTTGGGCGCGGGATACGTGGTGTGAGGGATCGCCACCATTTCTCAGCGTCTCGTGGAATGCGGCAAACGCGTCGTCCTTGTCATGCATCTTGAGCGCCAGTGACAGGGAGAGTATCCGGCAATCGAAGAAGGACTTCTGAAGGTCGACCGGGATGAATGCGCATTTCGCATCGTCTCCGAATTCGACATTCACGTTGTCGGCGTAATCGACGTACGCGCCTTCGTCTTTTTCTTTTCGGAGGGGATCGACAACGATCACGCTTGTGCCAGAGGCGTCCTTGCGAATATCTGCGGTTCTCGTGTGAGAACCGTCGTCGATAACCGCGCGGTACCGTCCAGGCCGGGCCGACGCAACGAAGTCAGCGATATGTCGCGCCCCCCCATTGGAGGCTGGGTGCGCACCTCCTCGTCTTCGGCCATATCCATATGCAGGGGCACGAGATTGAGTCCCGGATTGCGAGCGTTTTCGGCAACGATCAGCAGCGGCATGATCGCCCGGTCCACGTCCAGAACGCGGAATTGGGCCAACTCTGGATCCATGTTCCGTGCGCTCAGAGCTTGCAGTTTTCCCAGTGCGCCGCAGAGGAATCCCGTGACCTGCGTCCGCAACCGGTCCACGGTTGCTTGCTGGCCAGCCGATGTATGCGTGGGCTGGGGCCTTGCGGCTGTTGCGGGACCGGCACTCCGTGACGAACTGGCCACCTGGGCCGCAGATGCGGTGGAAGTTCGATCAGCAGGCGATGCAGTGGCATGCCCGGTCTCGTACCACGTGTGCCCCGGCAAAGGATGATCCACACCCATCCGTTCGAGCGTCGGCCGATTGTCTAGGGGTGGCACCTGTTCAGAAGTAGCCGGGGATGGTGGCAGCGAAGTCATGCCAGCTCGGCGGAACATGGTTTGCGCGGAGTCTTCTGGAGAGTCTTGTCGCTGTCTGCGCGCAGGAGGGCTGCCCGGTGCATCCTCCGGTGCCCTGCGGCGGCGGCCCAATGCGGTTGTGTCCGCATTCGTCTGCGAGGGGCGCACGCTAGTGTTGTCTGCCGAACTGGCGGGTACGCCTGCGTTTGCGCTACTGACCTTCATATCGTCTCGAATCGTCGTAGGTATGCGCTACGTTTTGCCGCGCACTAGCACAGGGAGAGCCAAGCAATGCAGCTCCCCATTTCTGCGGGCAGCTTATTGAGTCGGCATCTATGTTCTTGAAACTGAGCTTGCGCATTGCCGTCTCTTTCGTGGTCATGGACTACGGCAACCGGCCACGCGGCAGCGTCGAGAGTAGCGTGAAACCTTGCTGATACGTTTTTCAAGTTCAACAATGCCGACTCAATAGGTGAGATCGGGCAACGGCTTTGTGCCGGGCGCGAAGGTTTCGCATTCGGCCCGAAATAGGGATGTCACAACGTATCGCAATCCCCGTCGCCCTGAAGAGTGCTGCTAACGGGCTTAGCCGGCCATTTGCCGTGCAAAGACGTTGAACATTGACAAACGAGGCCGCCCGCAAATAACTGACATGCGGGCACGTCCGCAGTCACCAAGTCGGATGCGCAGTGGGCCACTGCTTCCCGCGTCTGACCACACATCACGAGGCCACGCCTCGCCCATTGGCGTGCGGTAGTCACCGCCGCCGCAAGCGCGCTCGCGTCCCAGACCGCCCCCATTGACCTGCCGCTGTACTGAAGCACCGCGCTGCGGGCTGGTGCCTGCACGACTGACCTTTTCAGAGGCCAGACCATGAAAACAACCATTACGACCACCCTCGACACGGACAACTACGACCTGCTGGCTGGCCTGGCCGAGCCCACAGCCTGTTCTTCCGCCTATGGCCTTTGTGAGTAGCAGGGACATGGGCGCCTATTACAACGAGATCGATCCGTATGCAGCCGCATGGCTGCGCAACCTGATCGCCGCCGGCCACATCGTGCCGGGCGATGTTGACGAAAGAGACATTCAAGATGTGCGACCCGAAGACCTACGGGGCTACAAGCAGCACCACTTCTTCGCCGGTGTCGGCGTCTGGTCCTTGGCACTGCGCCGCGCAGGCTGGCCAGATGACCGGTCCGTCTGGACCGGCTCCTGTCCGTGCCAGCCTTTCTCCCAGGCAGGCAAAGGACTCGCGTTTGCTGACGAGCGGCACTTGTGGCCAGCCTGGTACCACCTCATCAGCGAGTGCCGACCTGCAGTTGTTCTTGGAGAGCAGGTTGCGAGCAACAACGCGGACACTTGGATCGACCTTGTACAAGATGACATGGAGGCCGTGGGTCACGCCTTCGGGGCGGTCCCGTTTCCGGCTGCGGGCGTCGGTGCCCCGCACATCCGGGACCGGCTCTACTGGGTGGCCTACACCGACGGCTTGCGAAGCCGGCGGTACTCCCGAGCAGTTCGTCGCGCGAAAGCTGAGATCAATCGCGAAGGGAGCGAAGATGGGGGCAAGCCTGACGGATTTGAGCTTGGTCGCACAAATGGCAGGCTGGCCTACTCCCTGCCAGCAGGACGGACCGAAGGGCGGACCGTCACAGGGCACCGATCGCCTTCCGGGCTGTGCGTCGTTGGCGGGCTGGCCGACACCAATGGCGGGTACACCGGCGCAGAACGGCAACAACGCAGCGGGCAACAACGACAGCAGCCGGAAGACGGCGGCATTGGTCTCGGGCTGGGCCACGCCGAACGCGAGGGACTGGCACTCGGCCAGCGGCTCGCCCGAGTTCCTGGCGCAGCGAGCGGAACAGACCCGCAGCAAGCCGCTGAGCGAGCAGGCATTCACGTTGCTTCCGGGCCCGGCCCGACAAACGGCCTGTGGCGAGATGCTGACTGGCTCCTGTGCCGGGATGGACGCTGGCGGCCAGTTGAACCCGGCGCATTCCCGCTGGCTCATGGGGCTCCCGCCCGAGTGGGACGCCTGCGCGCCTTTGGTAACGCGATCAACGCAGAAGCGGCGCGTGCCTTCATCGCACACGTGATGGAGTGGCTGTAATCCCCGCCGCTTCGGCCGCTCGCTGCGGTGTTCAATATCGTTTCCAGTAAGAGAAAAAATCGTAGGTGGCAAACCAACGCATCTCCATCCTCGTCGCGCTCGATGGCGCCGACGAGGGGCTCAAACGCGCCATCACCTCTGCCGAGCGCAGCCTCGGTGAATTGGCCGCATCAGCCAAGACCGCAGGCGACAGGGCCGCAGTGGGCATCGCCCAGGTCAAGGCTGGCGTGTCCGTCGTCAGCGAGCAGGTCGCCGCAGCGAGAACGCAGCTGCTCGCCTTCCTCTCGATCAACTGGGTCGCCGGCAAGGTACAGGAGGCCGTTCAGGTCGCCGACGCCTGGAACATGATGGCTGCGCGCCTGAAGCTGGCGACGGCCGGCCAGCGCGAGTTCACGACCGCGCAGACGGCACTGTTCGACATCGCCCAGCGCATCGGCGTGCCGATTCAGGAGACGGCCACGCTGTACGGCAAGCTCCAGCAAGCGGTGCGCATGCTCGGCGGCGAGCAGAAGGAGGCGCTCACCATCACCGAGAGCATCTCGCAGGCGCTGCGCATCTCCGGGGCGTCCGCCAACGAGACGCAATCGGCCCTGCTGCAGTTCGGCCAGGCCCTGGCGGCGGGCGTGCTGCGCGGCGAGGAGTTCAACTCGGTGGTCGAGAACAGCCCCCGGCTCGCGCAGGCCCTGGCCGATGGCCTGAACGTCCCGATCGGCCGGCTGCGCAAGATGGCGGAGGAGGGCAGGCTGACCGCCGACGTGGTGGTCAACGCGCTGCTGTCCCAGAAAGACAAGCTCGCCACCGAATACGCCCAGCTGCCGGCGACGGTCAGTCAGGCGTTCGAGCGGCTGCGCAATGCCTTCGGGCAGTACATCAACCGGGTCGACCAGGCCACCGGCTTCAGTGCCAAGCTGTCCGAGGCACTGACGTGGATAGCGCAGAACCTCGACATGGTGATGCGCTGGCTCACACGCATCGCCGAGGTTGGCCTCGCCGTGCTCGTCTACCGGCTGCTCCCAGCCCTGATCACCGCGTGGCAGACCGCAGGCGCCGCCGCCGTCACGGCAGCGAGCGCCACCTCCGCCGCCTGGGCCACGGCCAACCTGTCGGTGTCCGCCGCCATTGCGAGCGTGGGCGTGCTCCGGACCGGCTTCGCCACGTTGGGCGCGTTCCTCGTCGGCTGGGAGATCGGCACGTGGCTGTCGGAGAAATTCGAGATCGTGCGCCGCGCCGGCATCTTGATGGTCGAGGTGCTGATCCGCTCCGTCGAGGAGTTGCGCTTTCACTGGGAGGCGTTCACCGCCATCTTCACGTCCGACACCATCGCCGAGGCGACCAAGCGCCACCAGGCACGGCTGGGCGACATGAACCGGGTCTTCGCGCAGATGGTCGCCGACGCCGGCCGGGGAACGGACGCGGCCAAGGGCGCCATGAACGCCGCAGCCGGTGCCGCCGAGGAGATCGCCAAGCGCCTGGAAGCAGTGCGCCAGGGCACTCAGGAGGCGGTCGGTCGTGGCGCCGAGGCTGTCCACATGGCCCTGGAGAAACTCAAGTCCCGGATCGGCGAGGTCGAGCAGGCGGTTTCCAAGGCGAGCTCCACGGTGAATGACGCCACAGCCAGGATGGCCGAGGCGTACAAGGGGCTCACCTCCATCGTCGAGGGCCACCTGCAGCGCCAGGTCGAGGCGGTCAAGGCGCGCTACCAGCAGGAGCAGGCGGCGCTGGAGCGCTCGGGCCAGGCGCAGGCGATGCAGATCGCCGCGTCGACCCAACTGCTGGTCGGGGCCCTCACGCAGCAGACGGCATTGCGCCAGCAGGCTGCGACCGATACGTTGAAGCTGATCGATGACGAGTCCCGCGCCCGCGTCGACGCCGCCGCTCGCGACGGCAAGACCGAGGCCGAGCGCGCAGCCAACGTGCAGCGGGTCGAGAACGAGATCCTGGCCACGCGCCGGCAGACACTGACCCAGGCGGCCGCAGAATACCGCCAGCACATCGACGCGCTCAACGCCGAGGCGAACCGGCATCTGACCGAGATCCGGCGCATTGAGGACGAGAAGCGCCAGCTGTCGATGTCGACCGAGGAGCGCATCCGCGACATCCGCCGCGCGGGGCTATCGGACTACGAGGCCCAGGAGGACCGCAAACGCCAGATCGCGGAATACCAAGCCAGTGCGCGTGCAGCCTTGGCCAACGGCGAATTCGACCAGGCCCGCCAGCGCGCCAGCAAGGCCATGGACCTGGCTGCCCAGGTAGCGAGCACGCAATCGAGCGAAGCCAAGCGCGCGGAGGATGCGCGCCGGCAGTCCGAGCAAGCCGTCTCGCAGGTGGCCCAATTGGAAGCTCAGGCCCGGGAGGCAACCGGCCGCAGGGAATACGCGCAGGCCGAAGCCCTGACACGGCAGGCGGACGAGCTGCGCGCCCAATCGGCACAGCAGGCCGCGGACGCCGACGCCCGGGCCGTACAGGGCAAGGCCGCCGTCAACGAAGCCATCGGCCGGATCCGCGATTCGCAGGCGATCCTCAATCAGACGCTCGATGCAGAGGCCCAGGCGCACCAGCGCGCCGCGCAGTCGGCGGTGTCGGCCCGCCAGGGCATCCAGCAGACGCTGGCGCAGACCGACAGCCAGATCGCCCAGCTGACCGCCAAGCTGCAGCAGGGTCTCAAGGTCACCATCGATGCGGACACCCAGCGCTTCGACAAGGCCATCGCCGACCTCGACAAAGCCCTGGCCGAGCGCGAGCGGCTGGTGGTCATCAAAGCCGATCTGGAGCAGGCCGAGAAGACGCTGCAGGACTACGAACAGCGGCTCAAGGAAGGCAAGACCCTGCCGGTCGATGCCGACGTGTCCAAGGCACTCGCCTCGCTCGACAAGCTCAATGCCTACGCCCGAGAGAATTCGCAGCTGGAGCTGCGCGTTGCCACCGAGAAGGCGCGTGCTGCGATCGCCAACGTCGAAGGCATGTTGCGGGCGCTGGACCGCGTGCAGACCGAGTCGCGTCACCTTGTCGCCAGCAACGTCGACGCGGTACGTGCCGAGGTCCAGAGCCTGAACGGCATGAACACGTCATCCACCCACACGATTGCCGTGCGCCGGGTAGAGGCGAACGCCTTGGGAGGGGTGGTCGGTGGTGGCGTGCGGCAGTTTGCGGAGGGGGGACCAGTTGCGCCCGCCTTCCCGCGCATGACCGGCGGTTCGGTGCCGGGCACGGGCGACCAGGACACGGTGCCGCGCACGCTAGACGCCGGGGCGTTCGTGATCCGCAAGGCTGCTGTGCGCAAGTACGGCACTGGGACGCTGGCGCAGCTGGCCAACGGCGTGGCCCGCTTCGCCACGGGCGGGGCGGTGCTGTTCGGGGGACGTGGTGGCGGCCAGCCGGGCGGAACCAAGCGCAACCGCGATGTGGTCGAGGCCCGTCAGATGATCGACCTCGGCCTGCAGGGCATGGGTGACTACGCCTCCTGGGCGCAGCACCAAGGTGGGGCCTGGGTTAGTTCGGACATGCGCTCGCGCACGATGACGAACTACGGCCGGCAGGCCGAGCGTGACCGGCAGGCGCTCGATGGGCTGGCCGAACGCAAGCAACTGACGGCTGCCGAGCGGCAGACGCTGGAGCGGATCAAGACGACCTGGCGCCAGGCCATGGCCCAGCCGATGCTGTGGGGCAAGGATCTGGAACGCGACCTGCTCGACTACATGGAGAGCTACCCTGGCGAGTTCTACCGGGATGGAGGCGTGTCGCTGTCCGACACCGTGCCCGCGATGCTGACGCCCGGCGAGTACGTGGTGAACCGGCAGGCGGTGGAGCGCCACGGCGTGGCGTTCTTCGATGCCATCAACAACCTGGCGCTGCCGGCCCGCGCGCTGGCGAACACCGTCCGGGGCTACGCCACCGGCGGGCTCGTGCAGCCGCTGGCGGGGATGGCGGCCAGGGCGTCGCAAGCGGTGTCGGGTGCCTGGAAGGGTGCCGACCCGGCTGCGGCGCTGTCCCAGGTGCTGGCCACTTCCATGCGTATGCCGGCACCCGCCTACGCGGCAGAGGTGGCGCCAGCTCGCACCATCCGCGTGGAACTGGCCTCTGGCGGCCGGGCGGTCGCCGCCACCATCGACGCCCGCGACGAAGCGCGGCTGCTCGAACTCCTCAAAGAAGCCCAATCCAGGGCGCTGTAACTCCGATGCAATTGAAGAACCTGGCGGACAGCGCGATCCTCGCGCTGCCCGATGACCTGCTATGGACGGACGAACACGCCTGGACGCCCGCCGTGGCGGCGGTGTCGTACCTGCTGACCGGCGCGCTGCTGGTCGAATCGGCGGCCCGCCAGAAGGGGCGGCCTATCACGCTGGTGGGCGCCGCTGACATGGCTTGGGTGACCCGCGCGACGGTGAACACGCTGTACGCGTGGGCTGCCAATCCAGGCAGCCGCTTCGAACTGACGCTGACCGATGGCCGCGCTTTCACGGTGGCTTTCCGGCACCAGGAGACCGCCATCGAGGCCGAGCCGGTGATGGGCTTCCCGGCCCGGCGCGACGCCGACTTTTACCGATTGACCCTCCGTCTGATGGAGATCTGAATGCCGATTCTTTCCGGCGATGTGAAGCTGCTCGCCGCCGAGCGCCTGCTCGACACCCCCGACGGCGGCGGTCGCATGACCGGCCACGTTGTGGTCGACGGCCAGTCGAACAACCTGTTCCCCGACATCTCCGAGCTCGACCGCACCTACGGGCGTGTGTCGCTGCGCAAGTCCTTTGTCGGGGTGCTGACCGATTCGACCGATTCCTACTACGGCGCCCACGCGATCGTCGCCGAGGCGCCGACCGATCCGCGCGTGTCGGTCACGCTCTTCACCACCAAGTCATGGACCGACCGGCGCGATGCCGCCAAGGATCGTGTCGAGCGGTATCTCGCCCGCGGCGTCAAATGGCCCGGCCAACTGCTGGAACGGCAGCTCACCGGCCAGCGCGCCATCACGCTACTGTTGAAGCCGTCTGATTCGCTGCCGCGCGTCGGGCAGGCGCTCGTGTTGGTGCAGGACGAGGCCAAGCCGACCGAGACCGAGCAGTACGTGCGGGTCACGCGGATCACCACAACCGAGCGCGAGTTCACGGTGAGCGAGGGCGGCAGCACCGTCAAGTTCTCCGCCATCGTGGCGACCTGCGAGATCTCCGATCCGCTGCGCAGTGATTTCGAGGGGCCGGCACCGTCCAACCGGGATGACGTCTCGGCCAAGGCCGTGGTGCGCGACACGATCGTCGCCAACGCCGCTGTCTACTACGGCATCGCCCCCACCGTGGCCGAGGCGAGGGTGGGGGACCTGCGCGTGCAGGTGCTGGGCCTGTTCGGGCAACTGGTGCCGTCCGCCCAGTCGGAGACGCCGCTGGTGGACCTGAACGCCGCCGGCCAGGCGGTGCCGCTGCTGGAGAGCGGCAGCGGCGTGCTGACCTACACGGCCAACGGCCAGGTCGCCAGCGGCCGCAACCTCTACCTGGGCAACCCGCTGGTGCCGGGCAGCTTGCGCATCGCGGGTGGCGGCTACACGTTCACCGATTCGGCGGGCCAGCTCAAGTCCGGCACGAGCACGATCGGCACGGTCGACTACGCTCGGGGTCTGGTGGCCTTCAAGGACGGCACGCCGGGATACGGCGGGGATTTCCAGGTCAGCTTCCGGCCGGCGGGAGCCCCCACCCGGGTGGCGGATACCGCCGCGATCGGCATCGCCCAGGAGAACCGCGGCTACGCCTACACCATCACGCTGTCGCCGCCGCCCAAGCCGGGGGCGCTGATCGTGTCCTACATGGCGCAGGGCAAGTGGTACGACCTGCGCGACCAGGGCGACGGCGCGATCCGGGGGAGCGATTCGTCCTTCGGGGCCGGGACGCTGGACTATGTGACCGGCTCGGTGATCCTCACCACTGGCGCGCTGCCGGACGCCAATACGGCCATCCTCTTCGCCTGGGGGAGTGCGGCCAGCTACTTCAACCGGGTCGCGGCGCCGGTGGAGCCACCCACCGTGCGCCACACCGTGGCCCATCCAGGCATCGCGCCGGGCACCTTGCGTATCACGTGGCCCGACGGCGCGCGCCAGCGCGTGGCCACCGACGACGGGCACGGGGTGATCACGGGAGACGGATCGGGCACCGTGCGCTATGCGCGCGGCGAGTTGGTCTTCCGGCCCGCCGTGCTGCCAGCCGGTGGTGCGGAACTGACTCTCGACTATGAGTGGGGCCCGCCACAGGAAGCGAACTTCGCGCACCCGCTGCGCAACGCCGATGGCACCGTCACGGTCCGGCTGCCGCAGACCGACATCCGCCCGAACACGGTCGAGCTCGAGTTCAACCTGCTGATCGAGAACTACCAGTCGATCTCGGGCACGCCCGCCGAGATGCAGGTGGTGCAGCGTGTCGACCCGATCAAGATCGCGCGCGACACCGGCGGCGGGGCGTTTGATGCTGCCGTGGTCGGTCGGATCGACTACGCCACCGGCACCATCACCTTCCGGCCCGACACGACGGTCAACATCCCGTTGGCGCGCTACAGCGTGCAGCAGCTGGGCTGGACGGTGGAGGGCAACGAGCGCCGTCCGGTCTACCGCAATACCTTCAGCCACTGGGAATACAAGCCAGCCGGCGCGGCGATGCCCATCGATGACTCGGGCTACGTCAAGGTCCGCTATCGCGCCGTCGACGCGGCGAACGCGGCGACCGAGACCGTGACGCTCGCGCAGCTGGAGGTCGACCTGACCGACCGCTACGCCGAGGCCATCGTGCCCGGCAGCCTCCGCTTTGGCTTGGGCGGCAAGGTCTACGTGGATCGGCTGGGCACGCTGGTGACCGACATCAACGCCAACACCGGGGCGGGCACCCAGGCCGGCACGATCGACTACGCCTCGGGCCGGGCGCTGCTCACCGTATGGCAGCCGGGCGCCGGCAACGTGGTGTCAATGCAGTCCTTGCTGACCGAGCTCGGTGGCCAGCCGGTCGATGAGGTGGTTTTCCGCGTGCCGGCGGCGCCCGTGCGGCCCGGCAGCCTGCAGATCCGGGCGGTGCCGCTGACAGGCGGTCAGATCACGGCCACCGCCAACGCCGACGGCACCATCGCGGCTGCAGGCATGCTCGGCACAGTGGACTACCAGACCGGCGTGGTGCGCGTGTGCTTCGGGCGCTTCATGCCCGCCGCTGGTCGGGAAGGCGAGATCTGGTACAGCGTCGATGCCGTGCGCAACGGCCAGATCTTCCAGCCACTGCCGGTGCTGGCCGACACGCTGCGCTTCAACGCGGTGGCTTTCACGTACCTGCCACTGTCGGCGGACGTGCTTGGACTCGATCCGGTCCGGCTGCCGCTTGATGGCAAGGTGCCGATCTTCCGGCCGGGGGACGTGGCTGTGGTGCATCACACCGCGACCACGCCGTTTCCCGCCAATGCGCGCGCAGGCGACACGCTGGACGTTGGCCGCGTACGCCTGTCCACCCTGCGGGTACTGGACGCCGATGGCAAGCCGCTCTCCACGGATCGGTACACCGCCGATCTCGATGCCGGCACGGTGACGTTGCGGGCTTCCCCCTCCGGCATGGCTCTGCCGCTGGTGGCCGAACACCGCATCGAGGACATGGGCCTGATCTCGGATACCCAGATCAACGGTGTGCTGACACTCACCCGGCCGCTGACTCACGACTATCCCGCGCGCGAAGCGCGGGTGTCGTCGGCACTGATCATCGGCGACCTGCAGGCCCGCGCCCACACGCTGTTCGCGCAGCAGACCTGGACGGGGGAGTGGAAGGACGTGCGCATCGGCGCCAACACCATCGCCCAGTACAACGAGACGGTGTACCCGGTGGCGGTCACCAATCGCGGTGCCATTGAGGAGCGCTGGGCGCTGATCTTTACCAACACCAACGAGTTCCGCGTGGTCGGCGAGTCGGTCGGGCAGATCGCCGTGGGCAACACCGCCACGGATCTCGCGCCGGTCAACCCAGAAACCCACGCCCCGTACTTCACGCTGCGCGCGGGGGGCTGGGGCGCGGGCTGGGCCGCCGGCAACGTGCTGCGGCTGTCCACGGCCGCAGCCAACTTCCCTGTGTGGATCGCGCGCACGACGCTGCAGGGGCCAGCCACGCAGACCAGCGACGCCTTCCAGATCCAGATTCGCGGCGACATCGATCGCTGACTTTTATCTCCATGACCATCAAGTATTTCCAGTCCAACCAGACCGGTGCACCGCAACTGAGCGGCCAGCGCGGGACCCTGATCGCCGTGCTCAACGCCTGTCTCGGTAACGGCTTCAACCTGCGCACGCTGACCGCGATCACCCGCGAGGGCACGGTGGCGACCGGCACGGCGGACGCGGGCCACGGCTTCCGCGAGGACGACATCGTGCTGATCGCGGGGGCCAACGAGGCGGCGTACAACGGCGAGCACCGCATCCGCAATGTGACCACCAACACGTTCCAGTTCGACGTCGCGGCCGAGGCGGCTGAGCGTGCCACCGGGGCCATCACCGCGAAGATCGCGCCACTGGGGTGGGAGATGCCGTTCTCGGGCGAGGACCGCGCGGCCTACCGGTCGCGCGACGTGACCAGCAATCGCCTGTTCCTGCGCATCGATGAGGCACCGCTCGCGGGCGACGGCAACTACGGGCGCGGCCCGCGCACGGTGCTGGCGCAGATGTGGGAAGTGCTTAACGACGTCGACAACGGCACGGGCCGCGCCGAGACGATGTGGCGCAAGGCGCAGAACGACAACGCGACGACGCGCCCCTGGGTGCTGGTGGGCGATGCCAAGCGCTTCTGGCTGGCGGTGAACTGGAGCGAAAGCTACCCGAACCGCTACGCGCCGTACTTCTTTGGTGACTACCCATCCTTCAAGGCGGGCGATGCCTACGACACGATGATCGCCGGCTACTACGACCTGAACATCAATTGGGCCGAACCTTCCAGCAACCTCGTCACGGACAACGTCTACTCGGTCGGATCGGGTGTCGGTAACACGGGCATCTGGCTGGCGCGCGGGTATTCGCAGCTGGGCGGTCGCATCAACGCACAATGGGTCAGCGCCCCGGCGGGCGGGGGCAGCACGGGCCTCGGGGCAACCGCCGTGCCGTATCCGAACCCGGCCGACAATGGCATCTACGTGATGCCGCTGATGATTCAGGAACAGACCGGCCCGTCGCTGCGCGGCCGGCTGCCGGGCTTGCTGTGCCCGCTGCAGTCGATCCCCGCGCCGGAGCCGTGGAAGTTTCCCGGGTTTGTGATCGACGGCACGCAGCGCGAGCTGCTGGTGGTCAATGGCGCGGCCAGCAACGGCAACGCGCGCCTGGCTTTCGATCTGACCGGCCCGTGGGATTGATCCATGGCCGGTGAAATCCCACGGGTCGTCGGCCCGCCCAGCCGGGTGTCGCCCGGTGCCATCACGGGTGCGCCCACCCGCCATGTGCTGCACAACGAGACCTCCGCGATCGCGCGGAGCGACGCGGGGCCACCAAGCCCGCTGGTGCCGGACGGCGTGGCACGCAGTGCGCCGGCCCCGCACCAGGGCGTCTCGCCGACGCGGCATGGCGAGCTGCCCGCCTCGCGTGCGCTCGAGTTCTGGGGCAACGGGCGCATCGAGGGGCGTGTGCGCATCGAGGGTGTGCCGGCTGCGCGCCGGGTGCGCTTGTTCGATGCACTGACGGGCCTGCTGGTCGCCGAGGCCTGGTCGCGCAGCGATGGCTTCTACCGCTTTGACTATCTCGATACCGGCCGCGACTTCTTCCTGCTGGTGCATGACCACGTGCGCCAGTTCAACGCGGTCATCGCCGACTGGGTCCGTCCCGAGCCCACCGTTTATCCATGATCACCCTGTCTGTACCGGTCCGGAATGGCCGATTGGCCGTGATCGGCCAAGCGCTGGATGCCGGCACCGCGGGCGGCCTGCTGCGCCTGTATTCCGCGCCACGTCCCGACATCGGGCAGGCGCTCGCCGAGCAGGTCCTGCTGGCCGAAGTTCGCCTGCCGCTGCCTTGCATGGGGAGCCTGGAAGGGGGCCGGCTCGTGTTCGCGCCGATCGGGCAGGCGCTGTGCCGCCGCTCCGGCATCGTTGCGTGGGCACGGCTGTCCGACAGCGACGGGCGCTGGGTGGCAGATCTGGATGCGGGCTTGCCGGACAGTGGGGCGGAGGTCGAACTGCCGAAGCTGCAGGTTTTCGCCGGCGGCGCGGTCAACGTGGAACTGGCTGAACTGACCGAATAGCGCCGTGACCGTCGATCTTGAATTCCGGGGGACGTGGAAGCCTCCGAACGGCGGTGGTGCCGATCTCGATTTCGGGGACACGCGGCTAGCGGCTCCCGAGGCGGCCAGTGCCACGGTCCGCCTCCGGTTGGGCCCGCCCAAGGCGCGCATCCGCGCGGCCTACGACAACCAGGTGAGCCGCAAGCTGGAGGGCGGTGGCCAGGTGCCGTGGCAACGCGCGCATCGCCAGGGAGCCGGCCTGCACGACGGCTGGAACGACAGTGCGCGCGACCGCAGTGCTGCGGCGGTGTCCTGGCAACCGTCCGTGACGCTGGCCGACACGGTCCAGTCGGCCGGCGGCGACAACCAGCGCGCCCGCAGCGCCAGCCGCGTGCGGTGGCAGGGCGCGGGTTCCGTGACGTGTGCCACCGGGGATCACTTTGATCCGCTGGCGTCGCAGCATCGAGAGCTCGACCTACTGTGGGGCGAGGGGGACGCCTTGTCCGGTGGCGTGATCAGCCCGTTCGTCTGGCTGGTGCCGCGTTCGCACGGCCAGTCGCTCGGGTGGCAGCCCGCTGTGCCGCTTGCTCTGCGCGAGGCGTTCGGGTTCTCGCCTGGACGCTGGCAATCGCGCCGGTGGTCACTGCCGTGGGAGATCGGCCGGCAGCCGCGCCCAGGCGAGTCGCACGTACTTGTGGACCCTCCCGTGGTCGAGCCGGCACCCAGGTATCACCCCGATCTCGACTTCATCTGCCATGCGACCCGCCAGGGCCTCGCGTGGCGCCCCGCGCTGTGGCTCGACTTCGGCGCCCACCCGTGCTGGCAGCCGGACGCCGGTGTCCTCAGCGTCCCCATCCTCAAGGTCTATTTTGTGAGCAACGCCGTTGATGTCGTGCGCCTGCCCGGCCGCGAGCCGATTCCCGTCAAAAGCCTCCAGATTGGCATCGATGCGGATTCCTGGGCGTGGGGGTTGTCGGCCAGCCTGCCGTACCGGGCACTGGAACTGGTCGAGCCGACCGCATCCGGGCCGGTGGAGATCGAGATCACGATCAATGGCGTGACCTGGGTGATGCTGGTCGAGGGGTTCGACGTGCGGCGCGAGTTCGGCCAGGCGAGCCTCAACATCCGGGGCCGCTCGACGGCGGCGTATCTGGCCGAACCCTATGCGCCAAAGCGATCCTTCGTGCCGGCGGCTCCCTTCACCGCGCGCCAGCTGGCCGAGCAGGAGCTGACGCGCGCGGGGCTGGTGACCGGCTTCACGCTCGACTGGCGGTTGCCGGACTGGCTGGTGCCCGAGGGCAGTTGGGGCTACCAGTCGCTGAGTCCGATGGGTGTGATCGGCCGCATTGCTGAATCGGTCGGCGGCTACGTCAACGCCCATCCTCGGCTGCGGACGCTGGTGGCCAAGTCCCGGTATCCGGTGCTGCCCTGGAACTGGGCGGCCGAGGTTCCCGATCGGACGCTGCCCATCGACGTGGTCAAGACGCTGAACCTGCGCTGGCAGGAGAAGCCCACCTTCAACGCGGTGTACGTCTGTGGCGAGCGCCAGGGCGTCACCGGGCACGTGGTGCGCGCCGGTACGGCGGGCGATCTGGTCGCGCCGACGGTGGTCGATGGGCTGATCACCCACGCCGATGCCGCCCGTGAGCGGGGTCGCTCGATCTTGGCCGACGTCGGCCGGCAGGCGGTCGTCACGCTGGAGTTACCGATGCTCAGTTCGCTCGGCCTGCTTGATCCGGGGCTGCTGCTCTCCGTCGGCGAGGGCAGGACGAACTGGCGCGGCCTGGTGCGTGCCACCAGCATCGTCGCCGAGTGGAACGAATCCCTGACCGTGCGCCAGACCATCGAGGTCGAGCGCCATTACCTGTAGGAGAGCGCGATGCCCAACCTGTGGCGGCAGTTCGAGCAACTGCTGCCGGATTCCCCCTTGCTGGTCGGCACGGTGGTGACCCGTCATGACGACGGCACGGTCACCGTCCAATTGCTGGGCGGCGGGCTCGTGCGCGCTACCGGCGCCGGTGAGCCGGGCGAGCGCCTGTTCGTGCGCGGCGCTGAGGTCATCGGTCCTGCGCCGACGCTGTCGACCGTCGATATCGAAATCTGAATCGCTATTTCCTTTTTCAACTGGAACCCGCCCTTGAGGCGGGTTTTGTTTTTTTGGAGCACATCAATGAACGCACCGATGGTGGCCGACGGCATGGTGACCATGCCGCGGGCCGAATTCGAGGAGTTGCTGGAGCGCGTTGCCGAGAGCGGCGCGCGGGCGGCACTGGCCGAGGTGGGCCTGGATGGCGAGAACGCCGCGAACGACATCCGCGAGCTGCGAGGCTTGCTGGACGCCTTCAACGAAGCCAAGCGCACCGCCTGGCAGACCATGGTCCGGATGATCACGACGGGCCTGGTGCTGGCGCTGGTGGCGGGTGCGGTCATCAAGTTCGAGCTGTTCAAGGGGGCGCGATGATCGAGACGCTCCTGGGCGGCCTGCTGGGCGGAACCTTCCGCCTTGCCCCTGAAATCCTGAAGTGGCTCGACCGCAAGGGCGAGCGCGGCCACGAGCTCGCCATGCAGGATAAAGCGCTGGAGTTCGAGAAGCTGCGCGGCGCGCAGCGCATGGCCGAGATCGGTGCAAGCGCCGATGCGGCGTGGAACACAGGCGCCATCGAGGCGCTGCGCGACTCCATCAGCGCGCAAGGCCAGACCTCCGGCGTGCCATGGGTTGATGCGCTGTCGATTAGCGTGAGGCCTGTGATCACGTACTGGTTCATGGGCCTGTACTGCGCGGCCAAGACCGCCGCGTTCGCGGGTGCGCTCACGGCCGGGGCAGGGTGGGGCGCAGCAACGGTGCAGGCGTGGACCGAAGCCGACCAGGCGTTGTGGGCCGGGGTGCTGAACTTCTGGTTCTTGGGTAGGGTATTCGATCGGGTGCGGTCGTGACGGTGGTGCCACAAGCGGCCGTCGCACTCGCCAAACACTTCGAGGGATTCCATCGGGTGGCGAGGGTCGACCCCACCCGGGCTCAGCCGTATGTCTGTCCTGCCGGGTTTTGGACAGTTGGCTACGGTCACCTCTGTGATCCGACTCACCCGCCCATCACGCAGGCCCAGGCCGAAGTCTATCTGGCGGCCGATCTCGTGACAGCGCTCAACGCGACGCTGCGCTACTGCCCCGTGCTTGCCGCCGAGCCCCAGGGCCGGCTCGCCGCCATTGTGGACTTCACCTTCAACCTGGGGGCGGGGCGGTTGCAGACTTCGACCTTGCGGCGGCGGGTCAACCAGCGCGACTGGTCCGCTGCTGCAAGCGAGCTGCGCCGCTGGGTCTATGGTGGTGGCAAGGTGCTGCCGGGGCTGGCTGCACGTCGCGAGGCAGAAGCGGCTTTATTGCGATTGAACTGAGGTGACGCTTGGCTTCTGTGTTGAACAGCGCGTTCATGTCATCACACCAACCACACCGGAGTACAAGATGTCCAAGTCGATGCGATTCAAAGCCCCCGTGATCGATGACGTGCAGTCCAGCAATGTCGACGCCGTATTGCAGGAGCCGCTGCTCGACCTCTTTGGCTACGCCATGCGGTCGGTTGCTGTGACCCTGGCGCGCAAAGCGAGCTTCCATGCCGACGATTTCGAGACCAGCAGGTCGGCCGGCTGCGATGGCTTCACGCTGGCGATGCGGCAAGTTTTTCCCGGCAAGCGGCGGGATGCGTGGGTCGGCGTTTTCGAGCGGGGGGAGCAACGGCTCGAAGTGCTTGGGCACCTTGAGTAAGTAACCGTGTGGCCGGGCTACCCCGGCCACGATTTTCTCTTCAAGCCATCGGATGCCGAGCGCTACAGCATCTTCTGTATGTCGCTCAATGCCTCATCCAGCTCGAGTTTGAGCGGCACCAGCAGACAGTGCAGGCATCGACATTCCCAAGCACGGTCGCTCCACAAGTCGAGCAACTGCAGAATGCCGATGAGACCGGTACTGACATTCAGCAGCCTTGCGGACGCTTCCTCGGTCGTTGTGTAGACCAGGGCGCTGGTCGCTTTCAACTGGCGCAGCGTTGCCATGCTGGCGCGCACAGTGCGTTTGCTGCCGCGCCCGGCTTCCGGTGTCAGTCGTTGTGCAAGCTCGCACAACTGGGCCAGGGCGAGAGTTTGTGGGGATCGGCTTTGCTCACGCATGCCATACCTCCGTCCAGCCGATGGCAATGTGCGGCGACGGAGAGTGAGCGACTGATGGTGGCAGCAAAAGGGCTTGCGGGATGCAAGCAGAAGCGTTGGGCATTGCGGGCTCCGTGTTGGGTAGTGGCCCGCAGCTCATTCTCACATGAGGGTGGCGGGCCAGACGACGGGGGTGAGAAACCGGTACACGGCGACCGGCCAGCCCGAAGGCTGCCCCGCCCGGCCCGCAATGCACATTGTAAGCGCGCATGCTTGCTGCGGATAGGACGCCGGCCGGTCGCCGCGCGTTGTTCGGGGTATCACTCCCGGTCACCGTCGTTCGATGACGGCGACAGTCTTGGGGAACCCCGGAATAGAGTCAAGGTGAACGCACCAGGCGGGAAGCGGCGGTGCAGCAAGCGATTACCGTCGCAGACAAGAGCGTGCTGTATAGCCGCGACTGGTGGCGGTTCGGGGTCAGACTTCGACCACCTCGTAGCGGCGCTTGCGCCGGGTCTCGTCCCGAGTGATGCGCGACAGGTAGTAGCATTGCGCGCACCAGTGGCCGGCGATAATGCTCCGGGGAGTGGTATGCCAGCGATGTCCGCTCTGTAAGCTACTCGCCTGATTCGCTACGCACCCGCTCCCTTACCTGGCACTACCCTTTGACTCCATTTGTTGACATCTCGGCGAGGATGGGTTCGTGGCGGGCAATCAAGACGACGGCCACTGTGAGCTTGGCCATTCGTGATGCATTTGATGCGTGACATCTGCATGTTCAAACCACGCTTCACCTATCCCCACGGCGCGAACGTCTTTGGCTGGACAGCATCTGCCGGCGCCTGCAGTGATCGAACCAACCAGCAAGCTTGGGCAGCGCGAGCGTGTCGGCCGGGATCAGCTTGCTGATCTGATGGATTAAGAATTCATAAGATCAGATGTCCATTCTTTTCATTCCTATTTCATCGAATTTCACGATTTCGAGGGATGCCCTTCACATTGTGATTCGCTATGATCCTCCCCAAGTCTAAATAGGGGTGCCTACGGCCGGCAGACCGGCCGCCACGAAGCCACCCCGTACAACAAGACGTTCGGGGAGTTTCATCGATGCGCCAGCCGGTCACGGCCCGCGCACGCGCTGCGTTGGAGCAGCCGTGTGCCATTGCACAACAACACTGCGATCGCGCAGGTACCGCAGACACCGCCAGCCGGCACGACCGCGCCAGGCGCTCGTTCGTGGCACGGTCCATTGCTGCCGCCGTTGCGCTTATCAGCTGGCTCGGCCCGGTGCAGGTCTCCTGGCAGGCGGCCCGGCAGAGCGCCGCCACGATTGCACTGCACGGCACAACCGTCGATAGCCCATTCACATCGTGGCGCACCACAGGCCGCCTGCTGGTGCGCTGGGGCCTGCGGCAAGCGCAGGCTGGCGCCATCACCGATCCCACCGCGCCGATCCGCTTCACGCCCACCCTCACGCAGACCACGGGGCAGGGCGGGGGCGTCCCGGTTGTGAACGTCACGACGCCGAACCCGAGCGGCCTGTCGTACAACCTGCTGCGCTCGCTGACGGTCGATGGCATCGGCCTGATCCTGAACAACAGCCTGGCCGGCGGCGGCACGCTCCTGGGCGGCAACGTCGGCGGTAACGCGAACCTGGCCACGTCGGGCCCGGCCTCGACCATCCTGACGCAGGTCACGGGCACCGATCCGATCCGCATCAACGGCACGGTGGAGGTGTTCGGCACGCCGGCCAGCGTGATCTTTTCCGCGCCAGCGGGCATCTATACGCAGGGCGCGGGGTTTACGAACACGCCACGGGTGACGCTGTCCAGCGGTACACCGCAGTTTCTGAACGGCAGCGGCGCAAACGTTTCATTCGACCAGGCCACCGCGGTGGGCTTCCTGGTCAATAGCGGGCGCATCCAGATCGACCCGGCGGCGGGCTCCACGGCCGGTGCGGGGATCGAGGGCACGGTCGGGGCGATCAACCTGATCGGCCAGACGGTGGGCGTCAATGCGCCGCTGTATGCGGGCAATCAGATCAACGTGATCGCGGGGAACCAGCAGGTCGTGCCGGTGGCGACGGGCACGGGCCGGGCGGGTTCCGACTGGCAGGTGAGCGGCGCGGGCGCCAATGCGGCGGCCAACAGCGCGAGCGCGCAGAACGGCCTGGCGATCGACGCGACGGCGTTCGGCGCGATGACGGCGGGGCAGATCAAGCTGATCTCGACGGCGCAGGGGCTGGGCGTGCGCGCCGCCGGCGACCTGGCGGCCAATACCAGCAACGTCAATATCGATGCCAATGGCGATGTCAGCGTCGGCAATGTGTACGGGCAGCAGACCGCCGGCATTACGACGACGGGGTCGGTGAGCACGAGCGGCGCCGTCCGAGCGCAGCAGGACGTGACGATCGGGGCGGGCGGCGACGTGACGCTTGGCGGTGCAGCGCAGGCGGGCAACAACGTGACGGTGAGCGCGGGCGGCAATGTTGCCGGATCGGGCGATCTGGCTGCGGCCAAGGCGCTGAACGTGAGCGCGGGCAAGAGCGTCAACCTGGGCGGCAACCTGAACGCGGCCAACATTGCCGTGACGGCGCAGGGTACGGGCGGTACGGGCGATCTCACGCTGGGTGGGAACGTGTCGTCTCCGAACACCATCCAGCTGAACGCGGCGCGCGACGCTTCCATTGCCGGTCCGCTGACCACGGGCGGCGATCTGCGATTGACGGCCGGCCGCGACATCGCGATCGGCGGCGCGGTGCAGAGCACGGGGGCATCGGTACTCGGCGCGGCCCGCGATCTCCATGTCGCCGGTACCGGTTCCGTCACGGCGGGCGCGACGACAACCGCGACGGCTGGCCGCAACCTGGGTGTGGACGGGACGGTTTCCTCCCGCGGCGATATCCGGCTCGATGCCATGGACGGTCAGGTGGCATCCACGGGGTCGCTCATTTCCGGTGGCGGCATCACGGCTACGGCTGGCGGTGCCAATGGGGACATCGCTCTGGGCGGCAAGGTCTCGGCGCCCGGCTCCGTGACGCTGGCCGCCGCGCGCAATGCGACGGTTGGCGGACAGCTCGTGACCGGGACTGACCTGACGATCGGGGCCAAGCAGGATGTTGCCGTTACGGGGGCGGTCCAGAGCGTGGGCGCGACGACGCTCACGGGTGGCCGGGACATCGGCATCGCGAGCACCGGCGCCGTCATTGCGGGGACCACGACAACGGCGGCCGCCGGCCGTCATCTCCTCCTCTTGGGCAGTACGGCCTCGGGTGGCGACACCCAGCTGACCGCGACGGGGGTGCTGGCGACTGCGGGTACCGTGCTTGCGGGCGGTAACGTCAGTGCGAGCGGGCAGGGCGGTGTCGCCCTGGGCGGCACGGTGTATGCCACGCGCGGCGTGACGGCGCAATCGGGCGGCGGAGCAATCGGTGTCACCGGCAGCGTCATCGCTCACGGCGGTAGCGCCGTGTTGACCGGGACGGATGTGACCGTCTCCGGCACGACGCAGTCCAGTGGGGATACGGCGCTGACCGCGACGCAGGGAAGCGTGGCCGTCGATGGTCAATCCGCTGCGGTGGGCAACCTGAATATCTCGGCCGCGCAGGACATTGCCGGTCAAGGCACCACCACCAGCGTCGGCAACACAACCCTTGCGGCGGGCCGCGATATTGCCCGCACGGGGGGCAGCCAGGCGGCGGGCAGTCTGACGGCTACGGCCGGAAACCGTCTTGCCATGGCGGCACTGCCTGTGGTCGGCGGGGATGCCACCCTGAGCGGGGCGAGCGTCGCGCTGGGGGCCACCGGCAAGAGCAGCCAGATCAAGGGCACGCTCACCGCCACCGGGGCGCAAGGTGTCACGACGGCCGGCACCATCAACGCGGGGTCGGCGAAGCTGACCGGCGGTGCGGTCAACAATATCGGCACCGTCACGGCGTCGAACACGTTGACCGTCACCGGTTCCACCATCACCAACAGCGGCACGCTGGGCGGTGCGACGACCAGCGTGCACGGTACGGATGTGGCCAATGCCGGCCTGATCGGCGGCCAGACGGTCAGCGTCACGGCGGACAACACGCTCAGCAACCAGAACGGCACGCTGCTCGGTACCAAGTCGCTGGCCGTGGCCGCCAACACGCTGACGAGCAACCGCAACGGCGTGATGTTCGCCGGCAGCCCGTCCGGCACTACGGCCGGCCAAGGCGATCTGAGCGCCACGGTGTCGGGCGGGAACGGCAGCTTCAATAACGCCGGTGGCCAAATCCTGGCCGGCAACAACGCCGCGATCAACCTGCGGAACCAGACTGTTGACGGCGCGAACCTCGGCACCATCAACGCCAACGGGGCGCTGACCTACAACGTCGGCGCTGTCGCCAACACCGGCGCATGGACCGTGGGCGGCAAGACCGCGACCATCAACGCGGCCAACGGCATCGCCAACACTGGCTCGATCCAGCACGCGGGCGATTTGACGCTGAGCACGCCCGGTGCGGTGACCAACAGCGGACAGATCATCGCCGGCAACGATCTGGCGGTTTCGGGCGGCGGCATCAGCAACGCGGCCGGCGCGACGCTGCACGCCGATCATGACCTGTCTGTCACGGGTGCCACCACCAACCGGGGCACGGTCGAAGCGCTCAATGACGTCAAGATTGCCGGGGCCGGCTATGACAATGCTGGCGCGCTGACCCAGGCCAACCGCGACATCAACGTCAACGTGTCGGGCAGCGTGCTGAACCAGGGCGGCACGATCGGCGCGGGGCGCGATGTGAATCTGTCCGCAGGTCAGATCATCAACGATGCGACCGCGTCGGGTGGTGCCAGCACGACCGTGGTGACGGGGCAGGAGGTCAACCCGACGTACCTGTCGCGGATCGTGATCGGACAGAAGCAGGTGCTGATCTCGGTCGGGGGGACGGCAGACGATGGCCCCCAATACAGCCCATTCTATTTCCCGATCACGATCGGCGATCTGAAGCCTAGCGCCAGTGGCGTGATCTCGGCCTATCAGGCGATTGATATCTACACACCCAGCACTGGCGGAGGCGATAACGGTGCGTCCCCCCAATCGATGGAACTGTGGCATTTTGGCGAGCCGCCCTCCACGACGGGGGCTGCACCGGCCGGCAAGATGGCACCGCTCATCACGCTGCCGACCGTCACCCGTACGGAAACGACCACGCAGGATGGGGTCGCCGGTGTCATCCAGGCTGGCCGCAACTTGGCGGTAACAGCCTCCACCCTGTCCAACAACGGCGGGCGGATCAGTGCAGCTGGCAATCTGAGCATGACGGTCGGCACGCTGAACAATGGCACCTCGGCGGGCGCGACCAAGACCATCACTGAGTCGATCGATCAGGCGACGCTGAATGCCTTCATGCGGCAACTGGCGACCCAGCTCGGCTGGAACGCCTTCTACACGGGGCCGCTGGCCGTGCTCAGTGAAGGGTGTGGGTACCGCGATTGCAATCCGACCCAGGGACTGATTCAGCCGCATTGGATCTGGTTGAACTACACCTCCGACGGTACCGGCAGTGTGAACGGCTTCACCGCCACGCCGCCCGCCGCGCAGACGACTTTCCAGCAGGCCGCAGGCAAGCAAGGCGTCATCGCCGCCGGCGGCAACATCGACCTGACGCGGGTCGGCACGCTGAACAACGGCGGGCAGATCGCCGCCGCCGGCAACGTCGCGCTGGGCGGGTCGGTCAACAATGTCGGCCAACAGCTGGTCAATCGCACGACACTGCCCGGCTGCGTCGGGAATCCCGCAACGTGTACCAACTCGGTCTCCAACGGCTTCTTCGGCGCTGCCGCCGCCGGGCCGTGGGACAGCCCGACGTACGACGTCATCGATCCCAAGCAGCAGGTCGCCAGCATCGTGGCGGGCGGCACGCTGACCGCCAACGCCGCCCAGCTGACCAATCAGACCGGCACCATCACCGCGGCCGGGAATGTCCTGATCACGGCGCCCACCGTCACCAACACGGGCGGCACGATCCAATCGAAGGCCGGTTCGGTCACGATCAATGCCGCCAATGGCCTGGTCAACCAGGCCGCACCGACGACCACGGTTCACCAGAGCCACGGCTCGGATGTCGGGCCATGCGGCAAGAGCGGCAGCGGCAACTGCGATACGGCCACGCAAACCGCCACCGGCGACGCCGGCATGATCCTCGCCGCGGGGGATCTGACCGTCAACGCCGGTTCGGTGCGCAACAATGGCGGCGCCATGGTGGCCGGCGGCAACAACACCATCACCACGGTCAGCTTTGATAACAGCCCGGTCTTCCTGCGCCAGTACTACCACTGGATGTTCCTGGACCAGGACAGCAACGCGAGCGATCGCTGGGGCTGCGACTCGGCAGGCGACATCTCCGGTTGCCAGCGGGCCTTTGGCGGCAACCTTCGCAACGGCACCAACGCCAATGCCGAGAACGCGCCCACCATCGGCGTGCTGAACTCGTATGTGAGCGGCGGCAACCTGACCATCCGCTCGGGCGGCGCCATCATCAATAGCGGCAACATCGAGGGTACGGCGATTTCGCTCTCGGGCGCGACGATCACCAACGGCATCATCAACCCGTCGATCCAGACGCCGCCGTCCACCAGCGGCCGGCAGGTGGTGAGCCTGGGCCCGATCGGTACCGCCAATGCGCAGTTGCCGGTGACGGGGACGCCGGACACCTTCAGCGGTCCGATCACGGTTGTGCAGCAGGGCGTACCGAACCCGTCCAATCCGGGCACCGCGAATGGGCGCTGGCAGTTCAACCCCGTCGTCGTGACGACCCAGAGCGGTGGCGCGGTGGCATGGCATTTCAATACGCCGCTCGATGGCGCGGCGATGAGCGCGCCGACGGCGTCCGGCTCCACGGCGCAATACCTGTCGAACAGCCCCGCCACGGCGGTGCTGGGCGGCGTCGGCCCGCAGACGCTGATCAACGCGCTGCCGGCCGACCTGCGCCCCGGCAGCACACCGTTCTACTACGACCCGCAGGCCGAGAACCAGCGCCTGGACCAGGCCGCCCTCGCGCAGACCGGCCGCACGAGCTTCATCAACGGCCTGACGTACGACAGCCAGACCCACCTGACGGTGGACGACCAGCAGAAGCTGATCCTGTACCAGAACGCCGTCGATTACGCGAAGGCGCACAACGTCCAGCTGGGCCAGGCCTTGACGCCGGAGCAGTTGGCCGCGCTGGACAAGCCGATGCTGTGGTACGTGACGCAGCAGGTGCCGGACCCGAACTGCCTGAGCGGCGCATGCCCGATGGTGAGCGCGCTGGTGCCGCAGGTGTACCTGCCGCAGGGCTACAGCGGGATCGAGCCGGGCGGCAGCATCGTCGCGAGCAAGTCGCTGGAGCTGCTGGCCGACAGCCCGATCCGCAACACCGGCACGCTGGGCTCGTACGGCACGCTGACGAGCAACACCACCATCATCAACGAGCAGCGCGCGGCGGAGATGACGGCGGCGTGGCAGCCGATCGAGGACGGCTGGGCGCGGACGACGGGGCAGCAGGGGCAGGCCAACAGCGGGTTCGTGTTTGCGGCCAACGCGGCGGGCATTGCGGGGCAGATCCAGAACATCAATGGTGTCGTTGCGCAGTTGAACGCGGACGGCACGATGAGTGCGGCGGAGGCTGCGCGGGTGGCTGCGGCTGTTCAGGCTGGTATGCAGGCGGTGACGAGCACGCATACCGATACCTTTGTGCGCTCGGAAGGCTGGTTCGGACAACTGTTCGCCGGCGTGGTGATGGTGGCCATCGGGATCATGACGGGCGGCGCGGCGATGGCCGCGTATGCCGGGGTGGGCGCGACCCTGACCGTGGGTCAAGCCATGGCCCAGGCGGCGATTAGTTCGATGACAACCAATGCCATGCAGCAGACGAGCAGCGGCATGGGTTTCAGCTTCGGTGCGTTGGTCAAGGCGGGGGCTACGTCGGCACTGACGGCGGGCCTCACACAAGGCATCACGATCGGTGCAGATGGCACGCTGGGGACAGCGGATAGCCTGAGCTCGGTGGCGTCGGATCGGAGCATTGCGGCGCTGTCGGGCACGAAGGCCGTTGGTGACGGCTTGACGCAGGCGGCGGCTTCAAGCGGCACGCTGGGCGAGCAATTGACCGCGCTGACGTTGGGCATCGGCATCAAGGCCGGTGTGACCACGGCCATCAACGGCGGCAGCTTTGGCCGGGCATTGACCAATACCGCCGCCAGCGATATCGGGGCGGTCGCGGCCAACGTACTCGGCACGCTGACTCCGGGGATCGGCGAAGTCAATGCCTCGCCGAACAGTGTCGTCGGCAACATCCTCGGGCACGTTGCACTGGGCTGCGCCACTTCGTCGATGCAGGGGACGGGTTGCGCGGGCGGCGCAGCGGGCGGTCTGGCGGGATCGGTGGTGGCGCCGCTGGTGGGCATGGGCCTCTATGCGGGCACGTCGGGCACGAACAGTGCCATCGATGCGGCGACGGTGGCGATTGGCGCGATGGCGGGCGGGGCGATTGCGCATGCGATCGGTGGCGACACCACGGCCGGGGCGTCGACGGCGCAGAACGCGGCCATGAACAACTGGCTGGAGCACCGTCGGCCCAACGCGGTGGTCTATTCGGAGCAGGAGCGTCGGGATAACGCAGCAGCGGCTTGTAAGGACGATCCCAAGCAGTGCGATGTTGCCAATAGCTGGGAAGCTAAGTCGAAGCAGCGCAATGCCGAATTGCAGGCCGCGTGCGCCAACCTGAGTTCCGACACCTGCCGTAGCGCGATGGCGACGGCGCAGGCGGCGGGCAACTACATCGTGTTTGCCGGCGGCAAGGTCTACGCGTACGGCAAGGAGGATCCTGTCGCCCGTTCGTTGGACCCCAGTCCGGCGGCGAAGACGCTGGACACGATGGTGGGAAGTCCGCTGGCAGGGATATTTGGAGGCGTCCAGTACCTGAAGCCCAATGCTGATCCAGCGGCTGGCTACTATGCGGCGCAGTATGGGATGGCGCTGGAGGGGATAGGCGCGGGTGTGCTGGGTCTGCCTATGGGCCCGTTGGCAGGGCCGGGTTGGCGGGCGACGTTGGAATCGCCGAATACGCTCTATGTAGGCTCGGGGGCGGGTAGTGCGTTGCCGACTTGGACCAATGTGGCGGGGCCTTACTCTGTCATTGGGCAAGGTGGTGGGGCGGCTACAACCGTTCAGGCTGGGCCGGGCTACGCGGCTAACGATGTTCTGCGGCTGGTGGGGCCAACAAATGGTTCGAGTAATTCCGCTGCCACGATAGGGCAATCTGCCGCGAACAACCCGTTTGCCCTTACGTCGGCCGAGCTAGCGGGCGGTGGCACAATCATCAACGTCAATCCGGCGGACCTTCGATGGACTCAGACAACTGCTGGTGGCAATGGACGTGCGGACGCACTTCGACAGAGTATTGCTCAGAACGGGTATGCCGGAGCACCAATTGACGTCGTCCAGACTACAGCTGGCATAGTAACTGTTGACCACACTCGGGCTGCTGTTGCGCTTGAGCAGGGAATTACCAGTATTCCGGCTAGAGTACATCTCCCGAGCGACCCTTTGCCTGCAGACATGGCTGGACGATTTGGTAGTGCGACGACGTGGGGCGAAGCTGCTGCTTATCGCGCAGCCAATCAGCGGCCTCCGTTGCCCTCGACGGGTACAACTACGCCGCCTAAGTTACCGGCTCCAAAAATTGGAGGTTAATCATGAATTCCCTGTCAGGATTGGTTTTGCCATCAGGATATCGATGGTTGCTTGATAGAGCTCTAGTTGGGTATGAGCCATTCACACAACTGCAGCCATGGCACTACTTGCCGCTGGAGCAATGCTTTTGGGCGTCAGATCGATGGCCCGGAGTTACAAATAAACGACTACTTGCCTTCGCGAAGAGGCAAGATTGCGATGATCTCGCGTGCTTCGTGGCTGCTGGAAATAACACGATTCAAGGTATCGCGCTGATTCACGGATGGACCGCAAGCGGCTACGATTTTTATCAAGAATTTGATGATTTCTGGGCATGGTTGAAACATGTCGTGGATGATATAGCAGGTTGGGTTAATGCTGGGGAGTGATTTTTCGGCGGCGGTATAACGGGAGAGGGTGTTGGCGAAGAGTGAGGTTGATTAAGGAGTGAACGTGAAGGTGACGTTCGGTGGTTATGTTATTGGATCTAATGAGGCGCGAAATAAACTTCCTTTGGTAATCAATCCAAGTAGCGAAGAAATTTCTAAAAGAGTTTTTGCTGTCAGTGGAGGGGCCGGCGTTCTCGCCATGCGACCTGATCCCGCTCCGGAGTTTGGCCCCTTGGAGCTAACTCTCTACGCTGAGGGGGGCGCTTCTTACTTCTGCTAACCGAGATATCGGAAGATGGCGAATGTAATGTGAGGACTTTGACAAATGAAGATGCTGCAAGTGATTTTGTCAGTATATTGGGGGAGATGTATCCTGCCAAAGCGGTAACAAGCAACTCCATACTAGTTTGTTCGGTTTTTGTGGAATTTTCTAAGGTTGGGGATGTGTCAAGTGGCTTAATGAATTAGTGTTGTTTCGATTTCGCGACAAAAACTATGAATCGTATTGTGACAAGGCCCCATTGATGGGAAAGCCAAGAATTCGCATCTCGCTCGTAACGAACATCGAGACGGTTGAATGGAGTTTCGGCCGGCAGGTCTTGGAGGCGCCAGTTCACACAGTTCAATCCCTGGTGGAAATAGAAAGTTGAGCTGCGCTACTTTGGGCGATACGGAAATTCTATGAATGCAAATTTTGGCATTGTGTTGCGCAAAGATGATAGGGAAAAAGTCTTATCGCAGTTGCCTCCACAGACAAAAAAATGGGGCGAGGAGACTGTTGTAGTTGGAAAGCCTCGATACGTTTCCCCTGATCTTGATGAGGTCGAGTTTGAAATTTATCCCGTCACTAAGTTTATTCGCAGTAGGCTGCCAGCCAGTGAGCAGGGCGCTGAACTCGAATATGTTTGGATGACTGGGGGCGGTCTAGATAAATATCAATCTTGGGCGGTTGATATGAATTCGAAAAATTCGAGCGTATTTGAAATTGGTTTTTGCAAATTGCTGAGCTCGTTGAATTTCTGGGCGGTTATGTTTGCTCCGGAGGGGGAGCGGCTTGGGGAAGTCGTTGCCGTCGATGTAGATAATCTCGTGCAGATTCTACGGAGATGCGTGCGCGATCTAAATATGTGCGAAGGTTTCTTGGCGGTAAGCTCGGGTTACCGTTGCGCTTGAGAAGAATGAGGTGGCCACGCTATTGATGATTGCTGCCTGTTTGTGAAATTGAAGGCGGGAAACGGAGGATATCGTTTCGATTTTGCCTCGCAAGTTGTGTATGCCTGTCGAAAAGGTGAAGAGTAACTCTTGGGTAAATATATTGTTGCTGTTTATGGGTGGTTTGTAAATTTCGCCATTATTAATATGGCGTGGATGGTGTATAACTATACTTAATAGTTCTTTAAAAATTTATGTTCTCCATTTGTATGGGGCCCCGTTGATGTGAGCGAATGAGGCTTCATCAAAGGCCTGGCCTACGACAGCCAGACTCACCTGGCTTGGCTACTGCGTTGAAAGATATCGGGTTGATTTGAAGCAAGAGTTTTTGGAATACATGGCCATGAATAAATGGAAAATCCCGGCCGCAGACGTGTATTTATTGGAAATATAGCAACGATTGCGCATGTTGTCGGGCTGAGTGGGGTGGCTGGAAGATGATTTACGTATGCGTAAGGTGGATTAATGCAATTCCTTCAGAGCCTGTGCTCATCTACAGCGAAATAGATTCTGATAATTTTGAGCTGAGAAAAGTGGAGGTTTACGCTGATGGACTGATGGGTTTCTCCGATGGCACTAACTCAGATGGCGAAACGATGTTGAGTACAGGACCACTGCCCTCGTTGCAGGAAATCGCCGCTGATCCACAGTTCGTTCCAGTCGGGATCACGCAGGAGGAATTTGAGATGATGTGGTCCGCCGCCTTGTTAAGGAAAAGGCCCTGAAAACTTCGTGAGATGGACGACGAGAAAGGTTGGAGTCGCATATGGCTCGTATGGGAATAGAATAGAGATGCAGGATCAACAGCGAGCCGTTTGTTTGCAGGTTGGTGCGCCGAACTTTGAATGCAACCTGCAGCAGAAAGTCGGCATTTCGCGCAACGTTAAGGAAGGGTTGCGTCCTTTGAATGGCCTGCGAATTCAACCTGAGGGCGATACGACCGGGTGGTATATCTGGGCGGGTGAGGTATTTTCCGAAGCATCTGACTTCTTCGTGCCATTGCACGTGGAGCACTTGGCAGATTGGGCTCCGCTGGTCATTCCGTATTTGGGGTTGCCGCCAGGGTGGCGGTTTTTGCTGACTGAGCACTACGAGGATGTCTGGGAGGATAGGGAGTTGCTCAAGCAGGTTGAGAAAGATCCATTTCGAAGTGGTCGGTAAAAAACGCCGGGCAAAGATAACAAGATGAATTTGTAATTCAGGGGAAGTTCCGTGCATTCACCACACCGCCCGGCCCAGTTGGCCGCGCTCCTCGGCCTCTACGCCATCCTCATCCCACCAGCCGCCATCGCCGCCGGCATCGCCCCAGACGGCGGCACCGCCACCACGGTCACCACAGGCCCCAACGGCCGCCCCGTGGTCAACATCGCCCCCAGCACCGCAGGCGTCTCCCACAACACCTACACCTCCTTCAACGTAGGCACGGTGGGCGCCGACCTGAACAACGCCACCGTCCGCGCCCGCACCATCGTCAACCAGGTCACCAGCACCGACCCGTCGCTGATCCAGGGCAACATCGCCGTGCTCGGCCCGCGCGCCAACGTGATCATCGCCAACCCGAACGGCATCACGGTGGACGGCGGTTCGTTCACCAACACGGGCAATGTGGCGCTGACCACGGGCCAGGTGTCGTTCAACGACTTCACCACGGGCGCCGGCCAGCTGCAGCGCAACGTGGTGCTCAATACCGGCGCCGGCGCCGGCGCCATCAACATCGGCCCGGGCGGCCTGGCCGGGGCGATGCTGAACCTGGAGCTGATCGCCAAGCAGGTGCGCGTGGCGGGCGCGGTGCAGAACAGCTTCACCGATGCCACCAGCCGCGTGCGCATCGTCGCGGGCGACAGCCGGGCGGAGATCGATACCAGCGTGTCGCCCACCGACAACCTGAACCCGTGGGTCACCTACAGCACGACCGGGTCGGGCCGGCCGCTGGGGCTGGCTATCGATATCGCGTCGGGCGGGTCGCTCACGGGCGGGCGGATCGAGCTGCTGGTCACGGACCAGGGTGCGGGTGTGCGGCACGCCGGCGCGGCGCTTGCGACGGCCGGCGATTTCGTCATCAGCAGCACGGGTGACTTGCAGCTGGGCGGCGGCAGCGTCAGCGCGGCCAATGATGTGCTGATCGGTTCGGCGGGTCTGTTGGGCAATGGTGCGCTGGCGGCAAGCCGCAACCTCCAGGTGAGTGCCAACAAGGTGCATCTCGATGGCACGACGTTGTCGGCGGGTACCGCGTCACAGGTCGGCAGCATCGTGATCGGCGCGTCGGGGCAGGTGCACACCGAGCCGGTCACGATCGACCACGGCACGCTGAGCGCAACCGGCGGTGTCGGCCTGTTCGATGCCGGGCCCGGGGTCTCCATGACGGCAACGCAGTTGACGGCGGCCCAGAACGTGGTCGCGCAGGTCGGGTTCCTGTCGCTCGGTGCGGATGCGTTGGGCGCGAGCCGATGGACCTCGCAGCAGGGCACGGTGGCGATCACCGCGCCCGGTGCCGTGCAGGTGGCGGGCAGCAAGATCGACGGCACGGGCGGGACGACGGTGCAGGCCGGCTCCATCGCGCTCAGCGCGGTGAATGGCTCGGCGGCCACGGTGCAGTCCTCGGGCGGTGATGTGACGCTGGATGTGACGGGTGCCTACGCGCAGACCGACTCGAACGTCATCGCAGCAGGCAATGCGACGATCCACGGCGGCAGCGTCAACCTCGCGGCGTCAGCGCTGCCGGCGTCGGTGGCGGCCATGAGTGGCGGTGTGCTGATCCGGAGCGATGCGGATCTCGTCAACCTCGGCGGGCTGATCCAGGGCAAGGTGCGCAACGCCGGCCAGTCGGCCTCCGAAGGCGCGGTCACGCTGATTGCGGCTGGAGTCGTGCGCAACGACGCCACCGCGGGCACGCAGGGCATCGTCTTCGGTCAGGACGATGACGTGGTGGTGCGCGCCGGCGGCGACATCGTCAACCACCAGAGCCGCATCCTGTCGAACGCGAAGCTGACGCTGGCCGCGCAGGGCGATGTGTTCAACACGCTGGACAAGACCGCCGGCGCCAACGGCGAGAAGCCTGTCGCCTGGACCAGCAGCGGCACGCGCTGGCTGTTCCTGCGCAACCACAGCGCGGGGCTCGAGGTGGATTACGGTTCCATTCCGCAGACGGGCCAGGTGCCGTATTTCGTATCGCAGACGGGCACGGTGGTCAGCGGCCGCAACGTCAGCAACGTCGGCGGGCAGGTGCTTTCCAACGGCGGCGATATCGCCATCACGGCCGCCAACGTGTTCCATAACGAAGCGCTGGCGACGGGCTCGGCGCATTTCAGCCGCAGCTGCATGATCTTCTGCCGCAGCGCGGCGTCGAGCACGGTATCGACCACGGGTGGGGCGATTTCGGCGGCGGGCAACCTGTCCATCCGGGCCGGCGCGCTGGCCGAGAACATCGGCGGGCAGGTGCTCTCCGTCGGCAGCATGACCGTGACCGCGCCCAAGGTGCGCGCGGTCGGCATCACCGGCTACTCGGCGCTGGCGCGCGAGCGGGGCTTCAAGGCATTCTTCGGCGATACGTGGGCGCGCCTGTATTCGGCCGACGTGGGTGGCAGCTGGTTCGCCATCGGCGGCGCGCTGACGATCAACGGCCAGGGCCAGATCGAGGGCGGCAGTTTCGACGGGCAGACCGTCACCGCCAGCAACGGCATCGTGACGGTGCGGGCCAAGTCGCGGCAGCCGGTGTCGGTCGAGTCGCGTGTCGGCTTGACGTCGTGGTTGTGGCAGTGA